TTGAGCCTGGGGGACTCAAGTCTCCTGGGGTGTCCTAGGAGGCTGGGATACGTCGGTGGCCGGTGGTGCTAATTGACACGGGGGGAGGGGGTGGTAGAGAATAGGAGGATGAGTGGAGTGGCATACATCCCCTATCCCGATGATCCCTGGAACGAGATCGTCCCGGGCCTGTTCCAGGGCGGCCAGGTCACCACGCAGTATTGGACCGACGGATCCATGGTGCGGGTCGGCAGGGAATTCGACGCCGTCTTCTCCTTCTATTGGGGCCGCGGGGACGCTGTGACTCGGGCGTGCGGTCCCGACGTCGGGGTGACGCACTTCCATTTCCCGATCCCTGACGGCGACCTGACCGATGAGGAGCTGGCCGCTGTGGTCCGGTACGCCGCGAATGTCGCAGCGCTAGTCGAAGCGGGCATGAAGGTCCTGGTGCGCTGCCAGGCGGGGTACAACCAGTCGGGGCTTGTGGTGGCGTTCGCCCTGATGAAACTGGGGTACGACATGCCCGGTGCGGTCGAGCTGATCCGTGCGAAACGGTCCCCGTACGCCTTGCACAACAAGACGTTCCTGCAGTACATCCGGGAAGCTGCGGGGGAGGCGTCATGAGCCGGGGTCAGATGGGGATCCTGCAGCCCAAGGAGTGGGAGCTGTACGGCGTAGCCCGCGCGATCGTGGCGAACCCGACGCGGGTCCGGATCGCTCCCAGCGGCCGGAGCATGATGCAGGTGGCCCGGACCAGGCGCAGGTTGCACGGCGGCGGATTCGAGGGCCGGGTGGAGGAGTACCGGTGTGACCGGAAGCTGAAGATCATGGAGGCCCGCGGCCACGTGGTGAAGAGTGACGGGCGGTGGTGGCTCACCCCCGACGGTGAGGCATGGTTCGACGGCTTCCGGGAGAAGCTGCCAGTTGACGTACGGATGAAGGAGGAAGAGTGACCGAGCCTAGTTTCCGGGTGTACCCCTACGGTGACGAGAACCCGCAGGAGGATCTGGCCGACGCGCGGGAGGTGCAGGAGCATCTGCTGGACAACATCGCGTTCCTGATGGCGCAGGAGCTTAGCGGCCATCTGCTGGTCCCACACGACTGCCAGCCCGGGTGCTATTCCCGCGCGGCCGTCGACATCATCATGAACCGGATGCCGGAGAGCCAGGTCCGGTTCCTGGCCATGGAGATGCTGGTCACCCTGTGCGCCAGTCGGATGAAGGACGCGACGCAGGAGGATGCAGGTGACTGAGCCGATGACTCCGCAACGGGGCTACCAGTTGTGCGTGGAATGGTTGACGCGGGACGTGGCGTTCGTGCGGGAGAAGTTGAACGAGGGCGTGGACCCGATCGAGATCGCGGGGCGCCTGGCCATCGGGATCGGGGCGGATGAGCCGTCCCGGGATGCCGCCCCCGGTCTCCTCGCGGTGGCCCTGGTCCTGTTGACGACGGCGGAGGTGCTGTGATGAAGCCGGGGATCCTCCTTACTTCTCGTCGTAATGGTAAGACGGCAGCTATGGAGGCTGACATCCGTGAGCAGTTGCTTGCGGGACGTGAGGTCCTGGTGATCGGGCCGCAGGGGATGAAGCTACGCAAGCCGTCGGAGGTGCGGTCTTGGATTCCCAGGAGATGACGCAACTGCGTGCCATGGTGCTACTGGCGGTGCAACCGATCCGATTGGCCCTCCAGTTCGGGGCCACCTTTGAGGAGGTGGTGAACCGGGGGCTTGGGGTGTCGATCGACGACTGCCCGAAGGAGCAGATCCACGAGTTCAACGTCATGCTGTTCGCTCTCCTCGCCGAGGCGTACAACGAGGCCGCGGGGGCCGGTGATGGATGAGCCGGTGATGGATCTGGAGAAGGTGCTGCAGGAGCAGCGGGTCCTGGTACGCAAGATCCAGGAACTGTTGCGACTCGGGCTCACCCCACGGGATGCGGTTGCCGCAGGCATGGCGGCCGAAAACGACCTGACTGCTGAGGATTTCCAGTTCATGTACTGCACGGCCCTGGTCAACTGGGCGGCGGAACGCAACCAGCATGCGGCAGGGATGTCGTGATGGATCCTGATTTCGAGGACGCCTGGGAGTACCGGGCGCAGAATGCCGAAGACTGGGACCGGCAGGTCCGGGACCGGGAGGAAGCAGATGAGTGACGTAACCCCGACGATGCCGGGGACTCAGCATCGGCTCCGAGTATCCGAGCAGTCCCCGCGGGTCCAGCGGTTCGTCCGCAATGTGCGGATACTGCGGGAGCAGAAAGGTTGGTCCGCGCAGCGACTGGAGGAGGAGGTCCTGAAAGCGGCTCTACGCGAAGGGGTCGAAAGTACCCTGAACCGTAGCGTCATCACGAATCTGGAGAACAACCGCCGATCCACGTTGACCTTGGACGAGGCCCTACTGTTCGCGGCCACCCTCAACACCACCCTGTCTTGGCTGGCTGATTTCGCAGGCCCGGCCTGTACCCACTGCCAGGACAACCCGCCTACCGGGTATGCCTGCAAGGTGTGCCTAGCTGATCATGATGTCCGATGGAAACCGATGGAGGAGAAGAACAGTGAACAAGCATGAGCTGGTCGCCGCGGTCGCAGCCACCACGGCCCTGCCGTACGCCACGGTGGAGGAGGTCCTGAACGAGACCATGGAGGAGATCGCATCGTGCGTGGGGACCGGGGAGCCGGTGAAGCTGCGGCTCTTCGGGGTCTTCGTCGCCCAGCCCCAGGCCGCCCGGACCGGTCGCAACCCGCGTACCGGCGAGGCGGTCCACATCCCGGCCACGACGGTGGTGCGGTTCCGGCCGTCGCAGAACTTGAAGAACCTGGTGGCCGACAGTGCCGTGGATCACGGTCAGGGCTGACCGCTCCTGGGACCCCCGGGACACCGGTACCTGCGCGGACTGCGGCCATGCGCCCTTCCTGCATCCATGCGGTGACCACCTTACGTCGTCCCGCAGGTGGCAGGTCAGGATCGGCTGGCGGCTCATTTTTCTCATCAGATGCAGATGTAGGGAGGCGACGTGATACCGAAGAAGCCGGGTGAGCAGTGTGCCCATGCCCGGGACATCCTCGCGGCCGAGGACAATGCCGGGTTCATGAACGGCGAGCTGACCCAGATACTGGTGGACATCGTGATGAGGGAGGCGGGTAAGCGTGACGTGGTCTAAGGTCCCCGGTTACGAGGCGGCGATGGATGCCGCCAAAGACCTGGTGACACACAGCTATGACGGCTGGTGGGAGGATCAGGTTGCCGAGATGGCCGTGGATGCCGCGATCCCGATCATCATCGAGGCGCTGGCCAGGGCTGCGGAGAACGAGCCCTTCGCGGCTCCCATGTACTGGCAGACTCATCAGAAGTTCGCTGTTGCCGAGTGGCTGCGGTCCCACCTGGTCACCGGGGGGACTGCTGATGAGTGACGCAGAGGGCCGGATCACGCTTCTGACGCTGGCCATAGTCCTGCTGGTCCGGTTGCACCATGAGGTGCACGGGACTCCCGGCGGCCCGCATCTCTGCACGGATCCTGAGTGTCTAGAGGCATTGAAGGTGATCAACGGTGAGCAATGATCCAGAATTCCCGGAGATCGCGTATCAGGGGATCGAGCAGGACATCGCGGCCACGGCCAGGGTCCTGGAGAGCCATCGGGCGAAGTGGGAGGATCTGGCCCATAAGGCATGGAGGCAGCGGGACGTAGCCGTTAATCAGTGGCTGGAGGGCGAGCAGAAGCTGGGCCGAGCCATGGCCAGGATCGAGGCGCTGCGGGCCGAGGCGCTGGACCTGGCGGAGATGGTCCACAGCTACGCAGGGCACAGTTACCCGGAGGACATCCGCCGGTGCCGGGCTGACGTGTGCTGGCAGGCACTGGAGGTGATCGGGACCGATGAGTAGCGATGCACCAGATGGCCCCGTTCATGTCCGTCTCGTCTTTCACCCGTCCCGATTGACACCAATGGTGGAAATGTGGTGGGAGGGCACGGATTGTGACGGCGCTCCCTATTTTCCCTACATGAACATGAATCCCTTCGACGCCGAGATCAACTGGGCTCAGGTGACAGACCACCCATATGAGAGGCTGAGGAAAGATGGGTCGTGAGGAGCTGATCGCCCACGCCCTGCGGCTGGAGGACAAGGAACTGGAGGCCCGCAAGGACCTGTGGATCCTGTCCACCACCCAGAACGGGGACGAGTACCTACTAATCGTGGAAGCCGTGTCGGGTCCCGGCGCCGTGGGGGTCGCCGGTGTCTGGGACCTGCTGCCGGACATGTACTCCACCGAGCTGACCCTCCACGGTCCCCACGCCCGCGACTCCTGGCCCGACAAGTACTGGTACCGGTGGTTGTCCGAGGCCGACGTGGCGGAGATGGAGGCCGAGCTTGGAGGATGAGCAGGTCGTGGGGATGGCCGCCGCCGTGACGAAACTGTATGTCCTGGCGGTCCTCTACGATGCCGAGGAGAAGATACACGGTCACATCCGTCAGGTGTTCGCCGACGTCCGGCGTACCTACGTCAACGATCTCAGTGGCCCCACCCCGTACCAGCTCCTGATCAAGATGGAACAGGCGTTCCAAAAGGAGCGACAGAACTAGGCACACCCCCCTCCGGATGATAGTATTTGATCTGGAGGTAACGCATGAAACAGCAGCCAGTGGACCCTGTGCCCGACCAGGAGAAGGTGCGCAAAGGCACCGACCTGGTGAAGGGGGGCTGGCTGGGCACATTGCGCAAAACCACCGGAATCAGTCGCAACTATCTGGCCGGTCTCCTCGGATCCCACGGAGCACAAGTGGGTCGCTGGGAGACCGGCCAGGTGCAGTGGGTGCACTTCCGGACCGCGGTCAAGGTCGCCGAACTGCACGAAGGGTTCACCATCGTCGACGACTGGTTGCAGTCGGAACAGATGGTCTGGGGCGACATCGTCCCGTTGCGGATCGCGGCGTCCCGGCTCGGCATGTCCACCCCGTTCCTGCGGATACGTCTCTCCGACCGCGGGATAGCGCCGATCGAGCTGGGCACCTTCGGCGAATGGATCACCCGGAACGAGGCCGCCGCATGCCGGAGGTGATCGGGCGCGACTGCCACACCTGCGGCAAACCTCTTAACGCGACCATGGCCGCCCTGGGCATGCTGAACCATCCCAATTGCGACCCAGTGCCCCAGGACATCGAACTGATGCCTCCGCCGCCGACGGTGCCGCCGCTCGAAGGGCCCATCACCCCCCTCGACCCCAAGATCGGAGCGGTGCCGGAACCCGCGATGGCGTCGGCCATCAAGTCCGAGTTCACCACGATGCTTCTCTGGTCCGAGCACAACGCGCCCCGCAGCCGCCAGGTCAACATCGGCCCGTCGGAGCTGGGCGTGGACTGCGACCGGCGACTCGCGTACCGGGTGATGGGGTTGACCCGCGACGACCTGGGGCACGACATGACGGACCCGTGGCCCGGGTTCGTGGGGTCGGCGATCCATTCCCGGGTCGAGGACGCGGTGAAGGCGTACCAGTCGGCTCATCCGCACGCCCCGCGGTGGTCGATCGAGGAGTGGGTGCAGGCGGATCCGAACATCCGGGGCCGGGCGGACTTCAACCGGGACGACGTCCTGGTGGACCTGAAGTCCGCGGGCAAGGACGTGATGGACAAGGTCCGCAAGCAGGGGCCGCCGCTGAAGTACCGGGTGCAGCAGATGATCTACGCCAAGGGCCTGCGGGACAAGGGCAAGATGATCCGCTACATCTGCCTGGCCTTCGTGCCCCGGTCGGGGTGGCTGCGGGACATGTACGTCTGGGCGGAGTCGTACGATGAGGCCCTGGCCCAGCAGTACATCGCCCGGCCGTACCAGCTGGCCGCGGATCTACGCAACATGGACATCCTGAACAACCCGAACAAATGGAACCAGGTTCCCGCGAGTCCCAGTTACGAGTGCACCTACTGCCCCATGTACGACAAGTATCTACCGGCGGAGCTGGGCGCCACAGACAAGGGCTGCCCCGGATACCAGCCGGGCGGAAGGAAGAAGGAGAAGGAATGACGAGTCCCTGGACCCCAGTGAACACTCAGGGCTCCCAGAGCCCCGAGGACTACTTCGATCCGATGAAACAGCAGGGACACCTGCTGCTCCTGCGGATCCACGCCGAGGCCAAGGGGGTGGTGACCAAACACTGCCCCGACGGCTGGCAGCGTAGGCCGGGCAAGGAGCCCATGCTCAACAACGCGCTGCAGGTCTCCGTCGTCGACCTCAACTGGCAGAATCAGGATGGCAGCCTGGGCAAGATCTATCCGGAGGCCATGATCCACACGGGCACCCTGATCGGCGCCCTGAAGCGGTCCGTCGGCGAAACCAAGCTGCTCATGTGGCGACAGAAGCCGACCCCGGTCGACGCCTACGGCAACCCGGACAAGACGAACCCGTACGACATCATCGACATGTCCGCGAACCCGGCCGCCAATGCCGCGGCCAACAACTTCCTCACCGCCCACCCGGAGTTCATGCAGATCCCGGCCCCGGCCCCCTACCAGGCCCCGGCCACCCCACCGGCGCCGCAGTATCCGCCGCAACAGGGCTACGGTTACCCGCCCCAGCAGTATCCGCCAGCCCAGCCGGGCTACGGGGCGCCCCCGCCCCAGCAGCAGGGGTGGCAGAGCCCCCAGGCGTACCCACCGGCCCAACCTCAGGGCTACCCGCCCCAGGCACCACCGCAGCAGTGGCAGCCACCGGCCCCGCCGCCGCAGCAGCCGTCGCCCTGGAACACGGCCACGCCGCCGCCCGGGTACTACCAGCAGCAGGGTCCACCCCCGCCGCCCCCGCAGCAGCCGGGATCGTTCTACGAGGCGGCGGCACAGTCGGCACCCCCGCAGGGTCCGCCGGTGAACCACCACGGCCAGCCGCAGTCACAGTACCCGCCGTACTGATCCTGACCAGCACGAAGGCCACCTGGCGACAAGTGCCGGGTGGCCTTCGTATGGGAGGAAGTGCGAGAAGAAGTGGTTTCAGCGTACCGCGGGGGTCGCGCTGGCGCCAGGGATCGCGGGGGGCTAAGGTGGTGTAACCGCCCGAGATGGAAGTTTGGGCCCGGGGTTTTTGCCGAACCACCGGACCCATGAAGTCCTTCTCCCTGTTGTAAGAAGACAGAGAGGACTCTGAATGAGACTAGAACATCAAGTCATGTCGCACAAATCGATCGTGACGGGGCGGCCCCGGTGAAAACCCACCCGGAAGTTCGCGCAGCCGCTTTGGCCTGGTACGCAGCCGGATTCTGCGTGATCCCGCCGAAGCAGGATGGCACAAAGGCCCCTCTGGCCGAATGGAAGGCGTACCAGTCCGAACGTCCCAGTAGTGCCCAGATGTCCGAATGGTACGACCGCTACACCCAGTCCGGTGTCGGCGTCCTCTGCGGCCAGATATCCGGGAACCTGGAGATGCTGGAGCTGGAGGGCCGGGTCGCCAACGACTCCGGGTTCATGCAGGACATCGAGATGAACCTGCAGGACCTGGGCCTGCTGGAACTGTGGGAGTCCCTGCTCGACGGCTACTCCGAGTGGACCCCGTCCGGCGGCCTGCACCTGCTGTACCGCATCGCCGACCATCCGGTCCCCGGCAACACGAAGATCGCCTCCCGGCCCAAGGACCCCGCGCACTACACCGGCAAGGACCGCGAGGTGATCGCCAGGTCCCCGCGGGCTGTCATCATGGAGACCCTGATCGAGACCCGCGGCGAAGGCGGATATGTCGTTGTCGCCCCGTCCCAGGGATCCGTGCACCCGACCGGCAACCCATGGACCCGGGGCCATCTCTCCGAGTACGGCCAGGTCCCGACGATCACCTGGGAGCAGCGGGAAGCTCTCGTCGCCGCACTGGGTGCCTTCGACGTACCGAGACCGCGGGAGAGCGCCCCCATCCCGGCCCCCAAGCCACAAGTTCCCATGGTAGGTTCGGCGCTGCGGGTCGGCGACGACTACAACATCCGAGCCCGCTGGACCGACATCATCGGCGCCCACGGCTGGGAGGTCAGTCACCAGGTGGGCCAGGAGGTCTTCTGGGTCCGTCCCGGCAAGGACCGGCGAGACGGCCACTCGGCCTCCACGAACGCCGACGGCAACGACCGGCTCTACGTCTGGTCCTCGGCCACCGTGTTCCCCACCGAGGAGCCCATCAGCAAGTTCGCGGCCTTCACGGAGCTGGAATACAACGGGGACTACCGGGCCTCGACCAAGGCCCTGGCCGCTCAGGGGTACGGCGAGCCGATGCCGATGCGGCGGCAGGAGTTCGGCAACTTCGTGCCGACGTTTTCCGGCCACGAACCCGATGAGCCGGTCGCCGAGGTGAAGGCCGCCTTCGATGCCGGGACCCAGGGGACCACGGCGCCACCACGGCGCCGGGGATACTGTCAGACTTCGGTGGGCAACGCGGAACGTATGGCCGACATGTTCGGCAGGGACTTCCGGTTCGTGCCCGTGAAAGGCGATCCGCACTGGATGGCCTGGGACGGTGCCAGGTGGCGCGAGGATCACGGGGAAGGCCGCGTCAATGACGCCAACGTCCAGATGACCTATGCGATCAAGGACGAGGCCGATCAGTTGCTGGCGGCCCAGCCGGAAGGCGACGACCTGAAGGCTGCGAAGTCCCTGTACAAGTGGTTCCAGACGTCCCAGATGAACGGGGTCATGAACGGTACCTTGTCCCAGTTCGCCAAGCGAACCGACATGATCGCCACCCCGGAGCAGTTCGACCAGACCCTGGGTTACCTGAACCTGCCCAACGGGATCTTCGACCTGAAGACCATGGAGCTGGGCCCCCATCAGCGGTCGATGATGTTCACCAACATGTTCGGTACGCATTACGACCCCGACGCCCAGGCGCCCAAGTTCCGGGAATTCATGGAGACCGTGGTCCCGGACCCGCAGATGCGCAGGTTCCTGCAGCGGGCCGTCGGCTACAGCTTGACCGGCAAGCCAAACCAGCGGGCCATGATGATCCTGTGGGGATTGAAGCGTACCGGCAAGTCCCAGTTCATCGAGCTGATGCAGGCCCTGTTCGGGGACTACGGGTACACCGCGATGGCGGGGACGTTCCACAAGGTGGACAAGCGCGGCGACGCGGCCACCCCGGGGCAGCACAGCCTCAAGGGCAAGAGGTTCGTCTCGATCTCGGAGACCGACGAGGACGCCGTGCTCGACGAGACCGCGCTGAAGAGGTTCACCGGCACCGACTCGGTGTCCACGCGGGCCTTGTACCGCAAGGACGAGAACTGGAAGCCCCAGTGTGTCGTCTGGATCGTCACCAACAACAAGCCGATGTTGTCGCCGGACGATACGGCCGTCTGGGACCGGGTGAAGCTGGCTCACTTCCCGACCCAGTTCTCGGCCAAGGGCGGCGAAGGCACCTTGAAGGAGGTGCCCGACTATGCGGCCCTGCTCTTCGCGGAGGAGGCGCCGGGGATCCTGAACTGGGCCCTGGAAGGCTTGAAGGAGTTCCAGGAGCTGGGCGGCCTGGCCGAGCCGGAGCAGGTGGCCGAGAGTGCGGAAGCTTACCGCCGCGAGGTGGATCCGGTGTCGCAGTTCTGGGATGAGAACTTGGAGCTGGGTACGCTGGGCGAGGATTCCGAGTCCAAGATCGACGCCAAGATCCTGTATCGGGCCTACAACCACTGGTGCGATGAGAACAAGATCAAATCCGTTGTCGGTCCCCGCCGGTTCCAGGCCCGGTTGCGAAGTCGGCTCGGGCTGGCAGCACTGCCGCGCAGTAACAGCGTGACCTGGGTGCCGGGATGGAAGTGGACCGGTAGTAACTGGTTGATAGGAGCGATGGGTGGAGGAACCTCATGATCCTCAGTGACAACTCGATCCGGTGGCACCTGGAAACCGGCTCGCTGCAGGTGGACCCGACGCCGCCGGACCAGGCGTTCCAACCAGCCTCCCTGGAGCTGCGGCTCGCCGAGACCAGGGTCCTATCATCCGAAGGGGGCGCTCTCCCCAGCTTCCAGCTCGGGCACACCCTGGAGACGGTAACCATCCCGGATCATCTGGTGGCCCAGGTCAACGGGAAATCTTCCTGGGCACGGCTGGGACTCCTTGTGCACACGACAGCCGGGTTCGTGGACCCCGGCTTCTCCGGCCAGATCACCCTGGAGCTGAAGAACCTGGGACCGAACCGACTCACCCTGGATGCCGGGATCCCCATCTGCCAGCTGGTGTTTCAGTGGGTGCAGGGTGTGGTCCTGCGCCCCTACGGGCACCCGGAACTGGGCAGCCACTACCAGCACCAGACCGGCACCACACGCAGCTACCTGGAGAAGCCATGATCGAATGGGTCCGCAGCAGCTTCTGCGAAGCCACCGCCTGCGTGGAAGTCAGCTTCCAGCGTGAAGCGGTCTGGGTCCGCAGCAGCGAACGGGGACAAGGATCAGTGATCCTGGCCCGGCCGGAGTGGGACGCCTTCATCGCGGGGGTCAAGAACGGGGAGTTCGATCCTCCCGGGCCACGTGAATGACCCCGGTGACCCCGGTCCCCTCGACGATCGCCCACGTCACGCCAGGTGTCCAGGCGTTCAGGGCTTTCTGAAGGTGCATTGCCGGGTCCATGGCGTAAGTACGATCCAGTAGCGGCACGAACAGCGTCACCTGGTCCCCCGGACGCACCGTCAGGAACGGCTCCGGCATCAGGGCGGCTAGCTCGGGATCAAAAGCGGAGTGATCGGACGGCATAGGTCTGCTCCGGGTGTGGCAGCTCCTCGACGCGGCTCATCAGCCACAAGGAACCGCACTGCAGGCACTTCAGGTAGCTGGACGCCAGTGGCAGGCCCGGCACGGAGAACAGGGTGTAGTTGCCGTACACGCACAACTGGTCATGCAGGAGCTTGCGGGCTTCCTCCAGGGTGTACCGCGGCTCATTCGTCTCGACAGCTTCGGTCACAAACGTGACTCTAGCACAGAAAAACCCCACCAGGTGCAGACGGACCCTGGTGGGGCTGGTACTAGTACTTGAACACGTATATTTCGACGTCCTGGAACTCAGGGCACGGCACCGCAATGCACGGCTTACCCGGCGAACGCTTCCCTCGTGCCACCAGGCGCATATGCCGCCGTTCCCTGCGTCGCTGCGCGGCCAGCATTCGAGGTGAATAGGGCTGTACCGACCACCACTGGAACGGTCCGTCGGTGACCTCCGGTACCGCGTGACGCTGCTGCGCCTTCAGTCCTGAGTTCAGTCGCCGCTGGTAGCTGGTGATCCGCACTTCTACTCCTACTTGAACATCAGGATCTCGCTGTGCGGGGTCAGGTACCGGTTCGGACTCGTCGACTGCACGTAGACGATGTAGTCCTCGTTGGTGTCCGGCTTCACGGTGACCGTGGCGTTCTCCTTGATGCCGAGCATCGTACGGATGCCGGGACCCATGTAGAGCATGCGGTCCTTCTTGTGCCAGATCGCGATCTCTTTCTGCGGGTCGATCCGCGGGTTGCGGTGGATCCCCTGGACGACAGGGTAGTAGACGCTACCCGCCCGGTAGAGCCCGTTGTTCACCGAACGGACGTAAGGCGCGATCTCGATGTGCCCCTTGTCGTTCTTGACCGCGTCCGTCGGGATCACCGGGATCATCTGGTAGGTCTTCGGATTCACCGGCGCCAGCTTCGCGGCGGCCACCGTCGCCGCGTTCACCGTGGCCGAGCCGCCGAACAGGTTCGTCGTGGACCGGGCGCCGGTGGTGGCCCGGGTCGCCATGAAGGTCTGCGTGGACGAAGCCATCGCGACCCCAACCTCCTCCACGCCGCGGGCCGACGTGGCGTCCCAGGTCATCACGTTGCCTGGCGGGAACCCGAACGCCTTGGCGCTGGCGACGCCCTGGAAGTCGGGGACCAGGGCCCCCAGAGTCCAGTTGTCCGGTAGTCCCGCGATCTTCCGGTTCAGTACGTCCGCGCGATAGTGGCTCTTGTTCTCCACGCCGTCAGTGAGGTTGTACAACAGGAAGCTGTGGTCGCCATGGATCTGAGTGACTTGCTGCATTTCCGCGATCGCGATCAGCGTCGCGTCGATCAGGGCCGTCATGCCGTGGGGATTGACCCTATACAGGCTGGCGATCGACGGTACCCGGAGCGCGTCCATGTCCCAGATCAGGCACTTCGTGACCGTGTCGAAGCTGTAGATCGTGATCCGGGTTTCCTGGTCGAACTGCTTGGACTGGGCAGCCAGGTCACGGATGAGCCGGTCGGCCACCTCGATAACGGCTTTCTCCAGGCCCCTCATGGAACCACTGGAGTCCAGCTCGATAATGACGTGGTTGATCTTGTTCTCGGAGCTCTTGTTCATTGATCATCTCGCTTCTCGTACGGAACCAGACACCAGGACACGATAACATACAAAGATCCCACCAGGTACGGTCGAACCCTGGTGGGATGGAGCGGGGCGGGGCTAGTTGTACAGCAGCGGGGCCTTGATGTTCAGGGGCTTGTCGGACTGCTGGTACAGACCGTTCCAGGTGATCTTCGTGTCGTCGGTCGTGAAGAAGAAGATGCCGTCCTCGTTCGGACCGAACGAGCCGTCGTCACCCGGCGCCTCGCCGAGGGCGTAGCAGTCGGAGGAGTTCCAGTTGCAGATGCGCACCCCGGCGTCGGAGGGCGCCATCTGGCTCTGGTTGCTCGACACTTTGCCCTTGGCCGTGTAGTAGCCGATGAACTCGCCGGTCCACGACAGCAGGTAGACGTAGGTAATCCGGTTGGGGTCGTTGTCCCGGTCCTTCTTCTTCTGAAGGTTGCGGCATTCCGTGCTCTCATTCTTCTCGCCGCACAGGATCACCGTCGCCTGCTTGTTTGCCCGAGCCTCGTCCCCCTTCGTCCGCTTGGTGGAGTTACAGGACTCCGCAGTCAGGAGCAGGAACGCCAGGATCCCGGCGATCGGGACCACCAGGTACTTCTTCTTCACTTCGCTGCCGCCTCACAGATCGAATCGTCGATGGTCAGGGGAAGTTTGTCCGACACCCAGTCGCGGGTGAGGATCTTCCCGGTCTCTGCGTTGTAGTCCGCCACGGCAGCGAAGCAGATCTGCAGCGCCCCGTCCGCGTTGGTGCCCAGGATCCGGTCGTTGGGGTGCTGCTTCGCGGCGGCCGTAGCCACCTGGACGTTGCGGACATTACGCTCCACCGCCGCGTACATCTCCTGCATCCGCTCCTGCGCCTGGGTGCGGTTGCGGACGCTGTTGTTCTGGATCACCGTGTCCCCAGCACCCTTCACCGGCGACATAGCCACCTTGACGGCGTAGATACCCCAGCCCAGCAGGGCCACGCCGAGCACGGCACCCAGGATGGTGCCGCCGACTTTCAGGAACTCCTTCACTACTCCTCCTTCTCCCTCAATGCAGCATCGCTGCCACCAGCAACCCGGCACACACGGCCACCGTCACCGCCACCAAGGTAACCTGCAGTGTCCAGCGGTCCTGAGCTGCGCGGAACTCCTCGGTCTTGGGGCAGCTGCAGTCCTCCCAGTCGTGCCCGTTGACACACTTCATCGCATCCTCCTGTTACGTGGTGACGGCCGGATTCGAACCGGCGTCTCGGAGTGTGAGCCCGAAGCTCCCCCTGGGTCCTAGGCCGCTGGACGACATCACCTTGTTGCGTGGACCCGGCGGGATTCGAACCCGCACCCTCCGGCGCTCTTTCCCGGGAACCGGCCGGGCGTACGTTTCCCACGGTTCCGCTTAAGCTACGGGCCCTGGGCTCCGAGACAGGGATTCGAACCCCGATTCCCGAGGTAACAACTCGGTGTCCTGCCGTTGGACGATCTCGGAACGGGTAACGCTGGCGGCTGTTTCGTGACCTATTCGAGGGCGCCCCGGGATCTCCCCGGGTACCATGGCCGCCAGCGTTACGTCTTACTCCGTGGGCCGGGGAACCTCGGCCCACGCCTCGGGATTACCCAGTTCCTTGAGTCGCTGTTCCTCATCGAGGATCATGTTCCTGGTCCCTTCTTCATGCTCCTGTAGTTTGCACGGCGCAGGTGTGGCCCCCGGGGCGTAATGGTCCCCAGGGTTCTTCTCCGACGACACGCAAGCTGCTCGACCAGCCTGCGGCACCACCGCGTGTCTCAGCACCCAGCGGTGGGCTGCCATCCTTTCACGTCGATCCCGGGAGCCTTCATTCTCCCGGCCGACCATGTTGACGCCGTTCGTGGGTGCCGGGACCGCGACCCCCGGTGACCGCACGCTCTTGGTAGAGATACGGCTACACCCTCCGCCAGGTTCTCCGGTGCCCTCCGGGCTGCTGGCACAGCTCCTTGAGTAACCCGTGGCACGGTTACCTTCTGCTGCTTTTGCGTGGGGATGGTGGGATTGGAAACCACGTGGGCCCCCGGTGCACCGGGATACCCTGTTCCGGCGGTGTTAAGTAGTGCACTAGATGATTCCGCCGGTCACCCGTTTGGCCGCTTCGGGTACATCCCCCTATTTGATTATGACTCAGGCCCCCAGTGGGATCGTCAGTAGCGAACTAGTCCGCCTTGGGCAGCGGGATCTCGGGGGCCTTGACGTCGGCCACCGTCGCTTTGGGTGCCAGCTCGATCAGGTCGGCCTTGCGGGTCGGGGTGCCCTCGATGAGCAGCCAGTCCACCAGGTTGTCCCACGTCATCTCGTGAACGGAACCGATGCGCCGCCAGCCGTTCTTGATGCCCCTGGTGTTCTTGACGAGGACGAAAGTGATCGGCTCGTCGATGCCGCCGTAGGACTCCTTGGTGCACATCAGCACCGTGCCGTCCGCGTAGTCGTCGGTGCCGTATTCGTCGAGCATCACCCGGATCTCCCGCTTCTCCTGTTCCTGGCGCTCCCTGGTCATTTCGCTCCGGACCTCGCTGAGGCGGGAGCTGTTGACTAGCATTGCCATTTGTCCTCTTCTCGTTGGACTTTCCTCATGTTGCGTGGACTACCCTGGACTCGAACCAGGAACCTCGGCCTACGCCCACCCGGCGCTAGTCGACGCTCGCCTCCGGGCTTTGAGACCGTGCTCTATCCGTTGAGCTAGTAGCCCAGGGCTACTCAAAGACAGCCCTGATGATCGAACGTACCGCCAGGGCCGACAGGACTGCCCAGAACACGGGCCAGAATATGTCCCAGAAACCCGTCACAGGTCGAATTCGCCCTTGGTGGCGCCGTCGAGGAACGCGTTCCACTCGTCCCGAGTGAAAAACAGGATGGGGCCGCCCGGGTCCTTGGAGTCGCGCACCCCGATGAGCCCAGCCTCCAGTTCCTTCACTTCGACGCAGGCACCGGCGGTGCCGCTCTTGCTCGCCTTGGTCCACTTACCGATCTCCATGATTTCTCCTTTCAGGTCGTGACCCTGCCAGGATTCGAACCTGGACTGACCGGAACTTGAATCCAGTGCCTCTACCCATTGGGCTACAGGGTCTCGCGTGACTCCAGGATTTCGAAACCTGGACCTGGTTCCGCTCCACTTGGGAGTTGGGTCCCCGTGCTGCCTTACACCACGTCACTACATGGGGCTCATGACTTCCCATGCCCGCACAGGGCCGCGTATCCCTGTACTATTCCGCCAGCCCATAGCTGGAACGGAGTTGTGCCCCGTGTGGGATTCGAACCCACATCTCGTCCGTCGACCGCTCTGCCAATTGAGCTATCGGGGCTTGGCCAGGGGCCCGGACTAGCCTGCCGGACCCCTGAAATTGTGTTTAAGCGACTCGGATTCGAACCGAGATCTACAGCTTGATAGGCTGTTGGGCTGCCATTGCCCAATCACTTGGTTTCCCACTCACGCCACCGGCGTTTAAAGCCTCAGGTCAGTTCTTACGGATGCTGAGATGCCACTTCTCCACAGGGCCATGTGGCGGCCCCGGGGGGATTCGAACCCCCGACTGCGGTTCCCTTGCCTGCTGCTATTTGATGTGGCGATCTGGGACTGTTAATGATCTTGGAGCGATAGCTTCAGTTTGAACGCGTCCATCCCTGGACCACTGAGGCTAAGCTTCAACATCATCTTGTGCTCACCCGGGTTACCCGGGAGTCTAGGAGCCGAACACGAGGTTCAGCAGGGTGTTGCCGATCGAGACGTTGGTGACCTCGAATGAGTTCGCGGTCTCCCGGGCGCGCTTCACCGCCATCAGCAGCCCGTCCACCCGTCCCAGGATGTCACGCTTGCGGGCAGGCGACATGGCGCCCGACAGCTTCGTCGTCGTCCAGGTGCCCTCGAACACGTCGACCGGCTTCGCCACCACCTGGGCCGGATGCTTGTCGGTGGGCTGCACGACCGTGATGTACTCGGTGTCCTTGCGCTGACGCGCCGTGGCGTACGGTGCCGCCCGGAAGATCTGAGCCGACTGGTCCCAGGTCCACTCCTCCGCCAGATCCAGGGTCGGGATCTTCGACACGAAGGTCCGGATGTCGACCAGCTTCTTCTCCACCCACAGCAGCGTGGCCACCGGGACGTCCTTGACGGTCACCCCCAGGAACTCGATGTCGGCCTTGGCGCCCTGGTTCGCGGTGTCCTTGGTGGCGACGTGATCGAACAGCTTCTCCAGTGCCGCCTGGACGTCCGTGATCAGCGTGTTCGCGTTCGACAGGACCCTCTTCGACTCCGGCGGGAGCTGGAAGCCGTCCTCGTTGGCGGGCTGATACGTCTTGGTGAGCCCCAGGAACTGGTCGTTCTTCTGGATCTCGTGGTACGCCTTGGTGAACGCGGTCTCGGCGTTCGCCTTGACAGTGCTCTCGACGGCGATGACCTGATGAAGCTTGCCCATGTCCTTCTCTCTCAGCTTGATGTCGCCCGGTCTAACCCGCCAATCACCGGGCCTCCCGGAAGGGCCACACGCCCCTTCGGTTCCCCTTGCCACCGCCCCCGGCGGCATCGTGCGGTCACCGGGGTTCGAACCCGGAACTCCTGTTTGGAAGACAGGTGTGTTGCCATTAACACTACGACCACTTGTGGCACAAATGTCCCGGTCCTGAACCGGTATAGCTTGCCCTCTCCAGTTGCGCCTCGTTTGTAGGCCCCCGGGTCCGGGAGCCCATGATCCCGTCAGGCCCCGGGAGCCTGGAAACACAACTGGGGGGAATTAACCAGGGCGCCCCAGCCGTCGGATACGTAGGAATCGAACCTACCAGTGTCCTGGTCCCAAACCAGGCGGCCCGCCTTGGGCCCTGTATCCGTGGAGACCGTCGATCACTGTGACCGGCAGTCCCATGCTTCCGTAGCCCGGGTCGTCCGCTTTCGTTGCCCTCGCTCCGTCTTGCACACCCAGAACACTACCTACGCCCTCCCCCCGTGTCAAATGCGTATTCAAGATTTTTTGGGGCTGGCGTACATAACAGGTCATGAAGTAATATTCGGACACATGGCACTAAGTCTGGCCCAAAGGTTCGCATTACTCCCGCCTCACCTGCGGGAGGCATGGATCGACGAGCAGGAACCCTGGGTCCTGAAAGAGATCGCCCGCGGCGAATGGTGGTGGCTGGCCCGCCCGGAACAGGTCCCCCCGCCGGGCGCATGGCTGCTGGCCCTGGCCCTGTGCGGCCGGGGATGGGGCAAGAGCCGGGCCGGTGCCGAGTGGCTGGTGGAACGTACCCAGCTCTACCCGAAGGATCGCCATGGTGCCCCGACCGAATACCTCGTGGTGGCCGAGACTCTGTCGGATGCCCGGGCCATCTGCATGGAGGGACCGGCAGGGATCCTGCGGGTCCTCGACCGTCGGGGCATCGCCCACCGGTACAAGCAGTCCCCGAAGCCGATGGTGATCTTCCCCAACGGTTGCAAGATCCACTGCGAGGGCGCCGACGACGAGGACGTGGGCCGCGGCTACAACCTGGCAGGCGCCTGGCTGGACGAAATAGTAAAATGGCCCAGAGCATACCAAAGTTGGTTCGAAGGGATTCTACCGGCATTACGGGCAGACCTGGAAACCGACCACCCGCGGGTCTTCGCCACCACGACCCCGAAGCCGTCCAGGCTGCTCAAGGGCTGGATGGAGTCCACCGACGGCACGGTCCACGTGATCCGGGGGTCGACGTTCGACAACGCGGAGAACCTGTCCCCGCAGATGCTCAAGATCCTGCTCGCCAAATACGAAGGCACCGACCTCGGGCGCCAGGAGCTGTACGGAGACGTCCTGGAACTGATGCAGGGGGCCCTGTTCAAGCTCGGGGACCTGGAGAAGTACAAAGTCACCGAGATCCCGGAAGGCGAGATCGTCTCGGCGATCTACGTCGGGATCGACCCGTCCCTGGCTGACGATGTCGGCGAGGAGGAGTCGACCTCGCGCCGGGCTGGCCGGTCCCGAGATGCCCATGACGAGATGGGTGTGGTCGTGGTGGCCCGGTGCCGTTCGACACACATGTACGTCCTGGCCGACGAGACGATCAAGGCCGCGGGCAAAGAGGCTGCGATGCACGCCTGGCGCGTCATGATCAAATGGAACGCGGACCTGCTGGTCTGCGAGGACAACCTGGGCAAGAAGTGGATGATGGACGTCTTCCGGGACGCCTGGTCCGAACTGATCCAGCTCGGCGAGGCTCCGGCGAACACGACCGCACCGATCGTCGGCGTGGACGCGAAACTGGGCAAGAAGACTCGGGCCGAACCGGTGGCCATGCGGTCCCAGCAGGGCAAGCTGCACCTGGTGGAGCCGGTCCAGACGATCGACACCGTCGGCCCGCTGACCTTGTTGAAGGATCAACTGACCACGTTCACCTCGTGGGACGGCAAGGAATCGCCGGACCGGCTCGACGCCATGGTCCACGCCTGCCGCCAGCACATGATCAACGAGCGGGATCGGGGGAAGATCATCGATCCCAGCGAGGTGGATAAGCAGCGTGAGAGCCGCTGGGACGACGGGCTCGGGCACGGGTTCAATTTCGGGTGGTAGGCATTGCGACAAGTGCCCGTTTTTCCGCTAATCTGTACCTGTGCCAGATCTTGTAACCATCGTGCTCCTGGCTTTCAGTGTCGCGGTCGCCATGGGCGCCAACGCCCGGGTGGCCCGGATCATCGCCGAAGACGACATCACCCAATTCTGGCGCACCTGGGCCAGCCGCAAGTACGGCACCCGGCACTGGCTTGTCCGCTGGGGGACCTGCCCCTGGTGCTGCGGATTCTGGACATCACTGTTGGTGGTGACCCCGGTGGCCTGGTTCCCGGTGGTCGGTATGCGCCTGTGGTGGCTGTTCCCCCTCGCGGTCCTGGCTGTGGCCCATGCCGGGGGGCGCCTTAATCATCACCACGGAAGCATCTGATGCGGGTGAGGGCTGAATAAATGGGTCGCAAGAAGGAACCGGTCGCGCTACGGGGTCTCATCGCCTCCGCCATGAGCGCATCCTTCGCTGAGCCTCTGTGGAACAAGTACCTGTCCACCGACGAAGCCTGGATGACGGAGATCTGGCGCCTCTATGACGTGGTGCCCGAATTCTCCCGGGCCGCGAACTGGGTCGGCAGCGCCTGCAGCCGGGTGCGCGTCTACGTGGCCGAGGTCGACGACGCGGGACAGGTGCAGCAGGAGGTCAAGGAGAAGTCGATTGCAGGCTTGGCCTACAGCCTGTTCGGGGGACCCGAGCGCCAAGCCGACCTGTTGCGCCTCATGGGCGTCAACCTCATGGTGTCGGGCGAGTTCTGGGTCCTCGGCTTCAATGCCGAAGAGTCCGACAAATGGTACGCAGTATCGCGTAACGAGCTGAAGCGGATCGAGACCGCGGTCGCCACCAACGCCACTGAGGTCCTGTCCACCACGGAAGACAACCCGGAGGTCTACGAGTTCTTCGACGGGCGGCGCACCTACCGCCTGGAGGAAGGGCGCGACATCCTCTACCGCTGCTGGACCCCGCACCCCTACCGGACCCACTGTTCGGACTCGCCGGGCCGGTCCCTGCAGATGGTCCTGGTGGAACTGGAGATCCTGACCCAGTACATCCTGGCCCAGGCCCGCAGCCGCCTGGCTTCCGCCGGGGTCTGGATCTGGCCCACCGGCGTGGACTACCCAACGAAGGACACCGACCCGGTCAACGGCGAATCCTTGATGAAGCGGATGCTCGACGCGGGCGAGAAGAACATGAAGGCGTTCGGGTCGGCATCCCAGGTGCTGCCCATGATCGTGGAAATGCCGGAAAAAGTCTTCGACAAGATCAAGCCCCCGATCACCTTCGGCTCCGAACTGTCCAAAGAAGCCATGGACCTGCGCAAGGAGCTGCGTGAGCGCCTGGCGGCCGGGATGGACATCGCCCCCGAGATCGTCACCGGCATGGGCGAGGCCACCGGGTGGAACATGTTCTCGATGACCGCGGACACGGTGGAGAACGTGGTGCGCCCGATCATGGCGCGCATCTGCAACGCCGCGACCCAGGTGTACCTGAAGCCCGCCCTGACCTCCCGCAACAAGAACCCGAAGAAGTACAAGTACTGGTTCGACCTGTCGGGCCTGACCATCCGGCCCCAGCGGCTGCAGGAGACCATGAAGCTGCGGGAGCTGGGTGTCGTCGGCGACGACCAGGTCCTGATCGCCGCGGACCTGCCCCCGTCGGCCGCCATCAGCCAGAAGGAGCGGGAACGGGACCTGGCCACGAAGCTTCTGCTGTCCGACAGCAACCTGATCCTGATCCCGAAGCTGCGCGAGATCGCCGGTCTGACCTCGATCACCGACATCGTGCCCGACGGCCAGATGCCGGGACAGGACCAGCAGCCGGGGATCGCTGGCCGGGCACCGTCGCCGCCGCCACCGGAACGCACCCTGAAGCCGCCGACCGGCCCCAGTGCCACCCCCGACGAGTCCACCCGTCCCGGCAACCCGCAGGGCAACCCGTCACCGGTGACCGCGGCGATGACGTCCCCGCAGGAGCTGGCCCTGATCGTGGCCGCGGACGCCGCCTGCCGCCAGGCCCTGGAGCGGGCCGGTAAGGCCCTGCTGCGCAGGCCCGGCGGGGGCCAGTTCGCCAAGGTGTCCCACGACGAGGTGTACCTGCACCTGCGTCCCGACAACGCCGACCATGCCAGGGCCCTGCTGGCCAGCGGCTGGCAGTACCTGGATCCCCTGATGGAGAACCTGGGACGCCGCGGCGACGTGGGGCTCCTGCGCGACACCCTGTCCGCGTACTGCGTGGACCGGATGCTCGGTGAAGACGGTGCCCGGCCCCACCAGGTCCGGGTCATGCGGGGCTGGCTGGCCAATGCGGGGCTGCTGTGACCGAGCCGATCCCACCCGAGGATGTGACCCAGCCACCGGAACCGGTGGTCGATGAGACGCTGACGCCCCTGGAGGCTGCGTTCTATGCCCTGGTCCTGGCTGCGATCACTGCGTGGCTGGCTGCGGTCTCCGCGAAGATCCTCACCCCGTGGCGCCGGTTCCGGCAGGCACCGGACGTTTCCGCCCTCTGGTCGACGGTGCCCCTGTGGGACAGGGAAGTGAAGAAGCTGGTCGCGTGGCTCGACGGTAACGCGGCCCCGCACGGCTGGGACCGTTTCGACAGTGAGCACCCCGATGTCGACCTGCCGGTCTATCCGTCGACCGACGCCTTCGTCGTGGGCCACCTGGCCCAGGTGGCCAACTACCTGGTACGCATCCCGGAAGAGACGTACCAGCAGATCATCGCCGAGGTGATCGACGGCCACAACGAGGGGGAGAACCTGGAAGAGATCGCCGCCCGGATCGAGAACGTCCTCACCGTCACCGGCAGCGAGAACTGGCCCGCCAGGGCCCGGGTCATCTCGGTCACCGAGGTCAACGGTGCTGCGAACGTCGGTTGGATGGCAGCCGCGATCCAGACCGAGCAGATCCTGGGGCACCCTCTGCTCAAGGAGTGGCTGGCGGCTGGCGACACCCGGGTCCGTGCGGAGCACAAGCAGGCCGATAAGCAGCGGCGCCCCCTGCGGGAGCCGTTCATCGTGGGCGGGTTCCCGATGCAGATGCCCGGCGACAAATCCGCCCCGCCCCATTTGGTGATAAATTGCCGATGCGCTGCGACGACCACGGAGGCGGCATGACCCTGGAATTCGATGTCAGCCGGATCCCGCCCCAACTGCGGGAATCCCTGCTGCACGGGAAGGCGGCAGCCGAGATCGGCTGGGGCTCCCATGGCGATTTCGACCGCTGTGTCGCGTTCCTGCGCCGCCACGACGTCCCCGAGCGCATGGTGAAGGGTGAGTGCAACACCCTGCACAAGGCGGCCACCGGCAAGTACCCGGGTGACCGCAACGCCCACGACGGTGACGTGGAGGAGTTCGCCGCCGAGACCCACACCGGCGCCATGATCGCCTTGATCCCGTCGGCCGACGACGCCAAGCGTCTGGCCATGGAGGGCGGGGAGCCGGTCGAGGAGTTGCATCTCACCTTGGCCTACCTGGGCGATGCGGTCGAATGGTCCACGCAGGAGCGGCTGCTGATGGCGTCCGAGGTGGCCAAGGCGCTGGGCAGCCAGGGTCCCGTACGGGCGAACGCCTTCGCTTTGGCGTACTTCAATCCCGGCGACAACGGCAAGGACACCGCGCTGGTCTACGGAATCGACGGTGCCGACGTGGACCGGGTGCACCGCACCATCCGGCACGCGGCAGGCAACACCTACGGGCCCAAGGTGCCAGACCAGCACATGCCCTTCGCTGCCCACGTGACCGCGAAGTACACCGATGATCTCGACGAACACCGCGGACTAGTGGACGGGCTCGGACCTGTAACCTTTGACACGGTGCGCCTCGCGTTCGGCGGGGACCACTACGACATTCCGCTGCGGGGAGCCGAGGACCTAGGTGCCCTGGTCGCCTCCATGGGCACCTACTCGCCGGTCACCTGGCGCGGCCCCCTCGCGCCCATCGGCAAGCCCACCGGCGACCGGCGCATCTTCCCCCCCGACACCCTGACGTACCAGTCGTTCCCGGCGCCACTGCGGTGGCAGGAGAAAGGCATGCCGGGACACGAGTCGGCCGTCACGGTCGCAGCCATCACCAACGCCCATGAGGGCGAATGGCAGGGCAAGCCCGCGATCGTCGGCGAAGGCTACTTCCTGAACCCGGACGTCATCCCCGAAGTCACCAAGGCGATCCATCTTGTCGAGAACGGTGTCGCGGGTCCCAGCGTAGACCTGGATTCGTTCACTGGCACCGCGGTCGAGTTCGGCGGCAAGACGATGCTGGCGGTCACTGAGGGCCGGATCCGGGGAGCCACCCTGGTCTCGATCCCCGCGTTCGCGGATCTGCGGCTGGAACTGCAGTATCCCGAGGCTGTGGATGAGGCTGTGGAGGACGATGCCGGGACGCTGTACATCCCGGAAGGGCTGCCCGTGGCTGAAGGCGACCTGGTGGATGCCCTGGTGGCCGCGGCATCGCAGGCCCTGGAGGACGGGGGCCGGTCCCAGGCGATCCCTTTTGTTGTCGAGATCCCTGAAGGTGAGTTCGCTTCGGTCAACTCCGCCGGTTGGAAGGGTGCCCCGGTGGCGCCCCGGGATGCCGAGTTCGATGCCGATGAGGCGGTGTCCCGGATCGAACTGTATGCAGGCATCGGTGGCGATTCGCCGGATGAGTCCAAGATGCGCAAGATGTTCCTCTGGATCGACCCAGAAGGGGCACCGCTGGACCGGGCCGGATACCGGCTGCCGTGGGGCGACATCATCGACGGCAAGCCCTACCTGATCTACCACGCGATCTACGCCGCCGCGGCCCTGCTGGAAGGCGGGCACGGCGGGTTGCCCAACATCCCCGACCCGGACAAGGCCCGGCTGCGGTCGGTCATCTCGGACATCTACGCCAAGCTGGCCGTCGAGTTCGGCGATCCGAACATCCAGGCCAGCTGGGACCGGGCAGCAGAGAAGGCACAGAAGGCAACAAAGGCGGACATCATGGATACCGAAACCTTCGCGGTGCGGACCTCGGGCTGGTCCTCGCTGCCCACATCGGATGCACCCTGGGACGAGGGGCGCGCCCGTGCCGCACTGGACGCCTGGGCCGGGGACGACATGTCCAAGTATGCCCGCGGCTTCCTGTGGTACAACGCGGCCAACCGGGAGAACAAGACGGCCTACAAGTTCCCCATCGCGATGCCCGTCAACGGGAAGCTCACCGTCTTCCGGGCCGCGGTCACCGCGGCCAAGGGACGCCTCAACCAGGCCGACATCCCGGCATCGGACAAGGCTTCGATCCGGCGGATCCTGGACGGCCTCTACACCTCGCAGGCGGGCCTCGTCGCGTCCGGCTACGACGGGATCCACCCGCCGAAAGCGGCTTTCGCCCAGCGGCGCCTGGCCCGCAAGACGAAGATGACCGTGGTGCCCCGCGACGGATACAACGAGGTCTACGGCCACCTGGCCGACTGGGACACCTGTCACATGGGTCTGCAGATCGGCAGGCCGGACATCTGCATGAAGCCCCCGCGGTCCCGGCGGGGGTACCGGGACTTCCACGTGTGCACGCAGCTCACCGCTGAAGGGGAACTGGTGGAGGTAGGCAAGCTGACCATCGACGCCTACCACGGGTCCACCCGGCGGGGGATCACCGCGGCCCAGGTCCGGGCCCACTACGAGCACACCGGTACCGAGGCCGCGGTGGGCCGGGTGTATGAGGACGAGTTCGGTCCGGTGTTCTTCGGCGTCCAGGTCCCCGACAACGATCCGGCGCTGGCTCAGAAGATCCGCCGCACCCCGGCATCAGGTCACTGGCACCCGATCGACGGGCACCTGGAACTTGTGGCAGCATTGGGTGTGAATCGTCCCGCGTACCCGATTGTCGCGTCGGCGACCGGGGAACCGGTCGACATGGAGCTGGGACCTGTCGGGCCGATCGTCTGGTTCGAGGAGGAGATGCAGATGGGCCTGATCGCCGGGGTGACATTCAGTCCCGAGGAGCTGGCCGCCCAGGAGGCCGAGGAGTCGCAGGACTGCGGCTGCAGTGGCGAGGACTCGGGGCGGGAGCAGCGCATCGCCCGGCTGTCGGGATATGAGCCGCTGCCGACCCACGAGGAACTACGAGCGCGCCAGGTACGCCTGGGCGCCCACCTGATCTAGGAGGAATGGGATATGTGTGGACCGGGGTGCGGCGGGAAGGCCGCCGATCCTGCGCCGATGACGGCTCTGGGGCGGCGTGAGACGCCCGGCGACGACACCGTGTACCGGGTGTTCTACTTCAACGGCACCCATGAGGACGTGGTGGGCCTGGACGCCGCCCGGCAGCGGGTCATGAACCCGGCGTCGCGGGCCGACGACACCGACCGGGACGGGAATGTGGGGGGCACGTACCGACCGGCTCCATGATCCGACAGTGCACGGGCCCCCGGGATCACGGATTCTGGGGGCTTTTGCCTGCCAGGAGTGCGGTGACTTCGGACTTGCGGAAGCGCCGGTGGCCGCCCGGGGTACGGATACTGCTGATGCGGCCCGCCGCTGCCCACCGGGTCACCGTCTTCGGGTCGACCCGAAACTGCTTGGCTACTTCACCTGGCGTAAGTAGTTCGTCGTAATTGTCCACCGGAGGATCATACACCACCGGGTGTCTGATTGTATGGGGTGAAACGGGCAGAAGCTTGCGAAGCATATTTCTTGTGGTAACTTAGGCATATCAGGGGACCGGCTGGCGCCGCCGTGATCATCTTTCAGCGGACAGGCTGACGCCGCGCAGTCCAAGCGATGTTTCCCCTGGAGCTTTCCGTGATCTTCAAGACCCCTGACAGCGATCTGTCGCTGTTCACGGTCGCCGCGCTTACCGCCATGTCGAGCCAGGCGACCACCGAATACAACACACTCGTAGCCTCCCTCAAGGCCGATTCGAGCCTGGGCACCGACCAGATGGCCGACGACCTGGACGCCCTGAAGGGCTTCGTGGATGCGGCTGCCGCCGAGATCCGCAGCCGTGGCGTCACCAACGACCGGCTCGCCAGCCACGCGGTCCTGGCCACCCCTGTCGAGACGATCGAGACCATCGAGCCGGTCGTCGAGAAGCCGGAAGAGTTCTCGGCTCCCACGATCGCCGAACTCGCCCCGCATGTCCCGGTCCTCGAAGGTGAGATCGTCACCGGCGAGAAGACGGTCTACGGGCGCATGTTCGCCGCGGCGAACGTCGAAGGCTTCCAGGCCGACTCGGAGCTCAAGGACCTGCGGGACCTGGCCAAGGCTTTCGTCAACAAGACCAACAGCTTCGCATCCCTGGCGGCCCTCGGTGCCGGTGGTTCCGGCGAGCCGATCAGCTACCAGGTCGCCTACCTGACCCGCGACTACCCGCAGGAGTTCTCGGTCTACGACCGGGAGGAGGACGACGCCGTCCTGGCGAAGGTGATCGACGAGTTCGGCCGGTTCGGTTCCGGCGGTCTCATCGCCCAGGTGGAGAAGCGGCGCCAGGAGCTGGCCGTCACCGAGCCGCTGCGTGACGGTCTCGTGGCCGCCGCGGGCTGGTGCGCCCCGTCCGAGACGCTGTACGACACCTGCTTCCAGGGCGTCATCGACGGCCTCCTGGACGTCCCCGAGGTCCAGGCCCGCCGTGGTGGCATCCGCCACAACCAGGGTGTCGACTTCACCGGCGTCTTCGGCGGCGGCACCGGGTTCTTCAACCTCACCGAGGCCCAGGTCATCGCGGGTACCACGAAGACCTGCATCGAGATCCCGTGCCCCACGTTTATCGACGACCGTCTCGGCGTCACGGGCCTGTGCATCACCGGCAACATCCTGCAGAACCGCGGGTACCCGGAGTTCGTGGCCCTGTGGATGCGCGCCGCCATGGTCGCCTCCGCGCACCAGATCAACTCGCTGCAGATCGCGGCCATGATCGCGGACTCCACCGCAGTGGACCTCACGGCCTCCCCGGCGTTCGCATCCGACGGCTCCGTCGCCTCCCAGGTGATGGCGGCCATCGAGCTGGCGATCGTGGACATCAAGTACCGGCTGCGGATGAGCCGGGCGGCGACCCTGGAGGTCATCCTCCCGTGGTGGCTGCTGGCCCAGTTCCGCGCGGACTTCTCCCGGCGCAACGGCGGCGACTACATGGACAACATGGCGCTGACCGATTCGCAGATCGTGTCCTGGTTCACGCTGCGCGGTGCCCGCGCCCAGTGGGTCATGGACTGGCAGGACGCCTTCGCCCCGACGGACCTCGTGGGTGCGCCAGTGGAGGGCGGGCCGGGTGCGGCCACCGCGATCTCGGCGCTGCCGACCGGTGTCAAGTTCCTCGTCTACCCGGCGGGAACGTGGGTTCGGGCGGTTTCCGACGTTATCACCCTTTCGGCGGTATATGACAGCGTGAAGCTGGCCACCAACCAGCTGACCCAGCTGTTCACAGAGACCGGTTGGAAGATGATGCGGATGTGCCCGCTGAGCCGGGTTTACACCGTTCCGATCTGCCCGTCCGGTAACACCGGCGCCCAGCGTGAGGTCACCTGCGCAGTCGTGTAAGGCATCGGGGGGCCCCGGAAACGGGGTCCCCCTTCACCCTGAAGAGGAATGAACAGGAGTACCCATGGCAGTCGCAAATTCGGGTGAAGGCACCAAGTCCCGCGCCGCGGTGTGGAGTGGAGCCATCGGCAACGTCGTCGTCGAGAACCACCCGATCTCCCTCACCGCCATCAGCTTCAACGGTGGCGCCGCCGGTGGCACGTTCCGCGTCTTCGACAACGCCACCACGAACGCAGGCAACGTTCTGTACGCCGCGACCCTGGTCGCCGGTCAGATCGACACCGTGCTGTTCCCGGTCCCGCTGAAGGCCCGCAACGGGGTCACCATCAACGCTTCCGCCGCCCTGGGCGTCGGCTCGATCCACGCCTACTAGGAGTCACGGTGGCTATCAACGTCAAGAGCTACACCGGTGGTCTCACCGCGGCGACCGTCATCGAGGACCACCCGATCACCCTGCACGGATTCACCGTCAACGCCAGCAACACCGGCGGCGCGTCCACGATCACGATCTGGAACAACGCATCCGCGGCGTCCGGCACGATCCTGTGGCAGAAGACGATCCCGACCCAGACCGCGGCCAACACGCAGACCTACAACTTCCCGGTCAGCGTCAAGGCGACCCTCGGTGTCACGGTCACGGTGGCGACCACGGCCGTAGGCGACATCAGCTTCTGGCTGAGCTAGGAGTAACCCGTGACTGTCTCCATGGCGAATGCCCGCGTCAGGGTTGAACGCCCTGGTCCCGGGTACGAGCTGCAGCCGTACGGGTTGTTCACGGCCGCCAACGGCCCGCTGGATCTGCCACCGAAGGCGATCATGGGGGGCCTGGAGTTCGAGACCCCCTACTGCGGCATGCCCGGCTGCTACGCGATCAGTTGCACCCCGGGCTCCAAGGCGTCCGCCATGACCGGGAGCTGGACCACGGTCCCCGGGGACCCGTTCACGGTGCTCAAGGGCAGCCTGTGCGGCTTCAGCAACGACGCCGCCAGCGAGGCCCGCACCCGGGACTACGTGATCAACAACCTGCGGGGCGCCGAGCAGCGGATCGTGGAGAACGTCTTCTCCCGGGGGCTGTGCGGCCAGGCTCCCGGCCTGTCGACGTCGGGCGCCACGGTGGTGGCACCACTGGCGGTCAACAACATCGTGACAGCGATGGCCGTACTGGAGTCCGCATTCGGGGCGGCCTACGGGTTGCCCGGAATCTTCCACGTCCCGCTGCTGGCGATGCCCGCCATGCTCAACAACCACCAGGTCGAGTTCCGCAACGGCAAGTGGTACACGGCCTCCGGGCACGTGGTCTCGTTCGGCAACTACGCCGGGTTCTCCCCGGCCGACGCCGCCCCGGCCGCCGGGCACACCTGGATCTACCTGACCGGTCCCACCACGGTCTGGCGCAACCCGGACATCTTCCTGTCCCCGTGGGGGGAGAGCGTGGACAAGGCGACCAACCAGATCAAGCGGTACGCGGAACGCGAATACGTGGTCACCTACGAATGCGCGGCCTTCGCCACCGACACCGATCTCACCACCTGCTGCTAGGAGCACTGATGGCTATCGTATCCGCTCCGCCGGAGCGCATGACCGAGACTGCCGCCGGGCTTCTGGCTGCCGCCGCGGCCCTGGGCTACCCGGCCACCGTGGTCGCCACCACCGGTGACACCCCGCTGGGCCTGGGCTTCCAGGTCCCCGACGAGGTGGCCGACAAGTGGCATGCCGAAGGGGTCGTCTCGGTACCCGAGGCCTTCGACAAGATCGACGATCCCGAGGAGGCCAAGGCCGCCGAGGTTCCCCAGAAGCGCGGCCCCGGCCGTCCCCGCAAGCCAGTCACCGAAGGTCCGGAGGTTTAGGCCATGGCCCTGAATGAAGCCAACGTCTACTACCAGCTTCCGATCGTGCGCGTGACGAAGCTGAGCGTCTGCGGGGTACCGGAGACCACCTGCTCCTCGCTCACCGACGAATGCGTCGTCAGCATCGAGGAGACCGGCGAGTACCGGGAGCGGCAGGAGTTCTTCCCGGAGAACGGTGCCGGGGAGTTCTGCATGGAGAAGACGACCAAGCCGCTGCGCAAGTGGCTGAACCTGACGGTCATCTTCAACGACACGAACCCGAAGATGATCGGCATGGTCACCGGCGACACGGTGAAGTTCAACGACGCCCTGGTACCCGAGGCCATCGGCTACGCGGTGGACCAGGACGCCGTGTCCAACTTCGCCCTGGAGGGCTGGCTGAACCTGGGCTCCCGCTGCGGGGACGAGGGGTTCTGCTCGGAAGAGGGCGACGAGCTGTTCGGCTACGTGGCCTACCACTGGGTCAAGGAAGCCACCATCGGCGACATCACCTACGCCAACGACACGGCGACGTTCACGATCAACGCCATCGCCGTACGCAACAGCCCGTGGGGCGTGGGTCCGTACAACGTGGTCAATTCGGCTGCGGCGGCGACCCTGGGGGACCCGTTCCCGCTGTTCGACCCGGTGGTGGCCACCGAGTACAAGACCATGATCTTCACGACGATGGCACCCCCGACGGCCCAGTGCGACTGCATCAACCTGGTCCCGGCGCTGGCCTTCGCCGACACCGGCGTCCTGACGGGCACCGTCACGTTCCCCACCCTCGCGGGGAGCCTCCCGGCCGACATCGACTGGGGCGACGGTTCGCCGGTCCAGACGGTCACCTCGGGCACCACGGCATCGCACGTGTACGCGGCGCCGGGCAACAAGGTGGCCACTTTCACGCCGCGGGACACCTCGTCGGCGACCTACGTTTCCGCATCGACGCCGATCGCATAAGGAGATTGATCATGGCGGGCGGCTCTCTAACCGTGTCTGTCGCGACAAACAACATGGCCCCCGCGGTGGCCCAGCGCATCCTGTGCCAGATGTCCGCGGCCAACCGCCCCTTCCTGCGCACGGACACCGGGCGCGGTCCCGGCATCTCGTTCGTGCTCCCGGAGGAGCGGTTCCCGGCCAACATCCTGCTCAAGCGGGCTGGGACCGACCTGCTCGCCGGGTACGTTGCAGGCACCAACATCACTTTCTTCGTGGACAACGGCGCCACGATCGAGCAGAACGTGAACACGTGCCCCAGCTCCGCGGCCCAGCCGACCACGACCGGCGCCTCGTTCGTCACCAACGTGGGCGGCAACCCCCTGGCGACCACTCTCACCTACGCCAACCTGGGTGGTGCTGGCACCGTGAACATCTCCTGGGGTGACGGCACCTCGACCCTGGGCGCCGCGGAGTCGGGTTCGTCGAACCACACCTACCCGAACAACGGCTTCTACACGATCACCATCACGGACGCCACCAGCGCCACGGACACCGCGTCCACGCAGGTGCACGTCCCGTAACGAGCGGCACACCCCCGTGGCGCGGTGGGCGGCGGGGGTGTGCCACCGGCATCATCGCATCAGTCAGGAGACGTGACAATGCCCGCCGTCAATATCGTGGACAAGTATCAGGCGATCCAGTACACCGGATCCAACAGCGCGGACATCGACGCCGCCATCACCTATCTCGACGTGACCGGCGAGTCGGGCGGGGTCCTGTCGGTGGACTCGCCTCCCGGCAACCCGTGGACCGTCAACACCAACTACTGGATTCGGTTCACCCAGGGCATGATCGCCTCGATCCACAGCCCGACGGACTACGCGAACCTGTACACGCAGATCGCCACCTACGGCGACATCGCGGACCTGCCCTCCGACATCGCCTCCTTGGAGGCCGCGGTCACCGCGCTGCAGGCGATCGACGGGATCCTCGCGGTCGGGGTCCGGGAGTCGCCGCTGCTGCTGCTGAACTCGTCCACGGTTGTCGCCGTCGACGTGATCCCGGCCCTGGCCGACACCTCGTACACCCCGAACGTGCAGTTGTTCGCGTCGGCCTCGGCACTGGGGTCCCTGTCGATCACGGCCGTCTCGGTGGTGGATACGAACACGGTCAACGTGACCGTGCAGAACTCGGGCCTGATCAGCCTCGGCGGCGTGCACATCCTCGTCGCGGTCACAGCGTAAGATCCGCCGATGTGTCATGATTGACCCTTAGTACAGTATTCGGGAGGAATCGTGACAGCGATCGGCTTCACGTCGGGCGACCCGAACAAGGTCGACGTCGCCGGGGACACCATGACCGGTGACCTGATCCTGGCGGGAGCCGGTACCGATCTGACGGTCGGCGGCAATGTCACGGTCAGCGGTGTCCTCACCGACGGATACCAGGGCCTCACCGGCGACGTGTCGAAGCTGCTGTCGACGGTCCTGTCCACCGGCATCACCTCCGGCGGCATCATCACGGTCAACCCGAACAACATCTCCGTGGACATCTCGGCCACCACCGGCTTCGTCTACGACTACAACCCGCATGGCGCCGTGGCCCCGGCCAATCCGACGATCACCTATGTCACCTTCCCGGGTCAGGTCGGCGTGGTGCCGGGATCGCCGACCATCACGTTCTGGCTGATCAACTCGGCCGGGGCGCTGGTGCAGCAGACGACGCCCCCCACGTCCACGCAACTGCGCACCCACCTGTGTGTGGGGATCTCCGGGTTCCGGGGCGGCATCATCCCGAACACGACGCAACTGGCGACCATGACCTCCCAGCCGGGTACGCAGTTGTTCGACTTGTTCGCGGCGCTGGGATCTTTCAAGATCGACGGCAACGTCATCTCGCCCAACGGCGTCAACCTCTCAATCAACACCACCGGCGGTCCCGTCTTCATCGCCGGATTCGGCTACCCCGCCTACCAGGCGCCCAACGTCACCTCACTGGCGGCCCAGGTACCGGCGACGTTCCGCCGGGCGTCGGCCACCACGATCCTGGCGCCCCTGCAGACGACAGTGGACGTGGCCAACTTCGATCCCAACGGGGCCGGAGTGATCACGCCGGTCGGTGGCGGCGCCAACACGTCCACGATCACCAGAGTGTTCGCCTACGGCGCCCCGGTCGTCGCCGACCAGATCACCCTGCAGTACGGGCAGACCAGTTTCGCCAGCCTCGCGGCGGCCATCGCCGCGGTGGGCCGGGGTGGCTACATCATCAACCCGTTGCTCAGCGGTGCCGTGCTTCTGGCCTACGTATGCGCCACGCGCACCGCCGTCAACCTCTCCGACCCGACGCAGGCCGCCATCATCCCGGCGGCGAAGTTCCCGATCCCCTAGGAGGATCCATGGCCAGCAACGAAGGGCACGTGCACTGGGAAGGCGCCGACAACGAGGAGGTGACCTACCTTGGCCAGTCCCTGCAGATCACGGCCAACAACGAGGGCGATCCCGAGGGCTCCCTGCGCATCCGGCTGACCGGAAGCAACCTGACCGGTCTGTACCTGCCGAACTCGACCCTGCAGTCCCCGCAGTGGGACACGATCCCAGGCACCAGTCCGACCCTGCAGGCCCGCCAGGACGGGCACTACCCGCCGATGAACATCCGCGTACGACAGGCATAAGGTACAAGCGTGACGATCTTCTTCCCGGGCACCAGTGCCACGGTCACCGTGCAGTGGTACGAATTCTCCGGCGGCCCGCCGGTGGACGTCAGCGCCCAGACGGTCACCATCATCCGGGTCGCGGACTCCGTCACCGTCGTGGGACCCACGGCCGTGGGCATCACGCACCTGGCCACCGGTCTCTACTCGTTCGTCTGGGCGATATCGCCGACAGAGATCACCGGTGACTACGTCGTCGTCTGGAACGCCACCGACGCGGCCCTGGAAGCCGTGCAGACGTCGGAGATCGTCACGGTCGCCAACTCGTCCTCGACAACCGGTCCCTGCACCTGGGAGATCAACACCGACTGCTGCTCGGAGTTCTGGGACACGCTGACCCTTGCCGAGCAGCAGAACGCAGCCGCCTACGCCTCCCTGGCCCTGTGGGCCCGCACTGGGCGCCAGTTCGGCCTGTGCCCGATCACCGTGCGTCCCTGCGGACGCGACTGCAACGACGACGGGGTGGGCGGCTGGTACTGGAGCGGCGGCATGTGGCTGCCCTACATCGTCGACGGGACCTGGCGCAACTGCTGGTGCGGCTGCAACGGCGGGAGCTGCTGCACCTGTCGTCCGTCGTGCCAGATATACCTGCCCGGCCCGATCGGCTCCATCATCTCCGTCATCGTGGACGGCGTCGTCGTGGACCCGGCCACCTATCGCGTGGACGACGGGCGCTGGCTGGTGCGCGTAGGCACCGGTAACTGCTGGCCCGACTGCCAGGACTACGACGCGAACTCCGGTCCCGGCACCATGTTCGTCACCTACGCCCGCGGCGAACGGCCCCCGGACACCCTGCTCACCGCTGCCGGGACACTGGCCTGCGAGTACGCGAAGGCATGCCGGAACATGGACTGCCGGTTGCCGCAGTACATCACGGCCCTGTCGCGCCAGGGCGTCGACTTCGCCGCGGTGGATCCGCTGGTTCTGCTGGACCGCGGGTTCACCGGCCTGTGGGAGGTCGACGGGGTCATCCGTGACCTGAACCCTTACGGGACGACGCACCGGATGCGCCTGCTGACTCCGGACATCGACTACCCGAGGATGCAGACATGGTGACGTATCCCGACGCGAAGTTCCTGCCGGTCACGGATGCCCTGCTGACGTGCCTATGCCAGGAGGCGGCACTGAATCCGAAGCCCCCGGCAGCATGCTGCTACCGGCCCTACCTGAACGGGGCGCCGCTGCTGGGAACCAACAAGGACGAGTGCTGCCCGGGGCTGGCGTTCGTCTACTCGGGTGGCCCGGCCTACCCGTCCCGGTCCGGGTTCCCGAACCCGGACGGTGTCCCGGTGTCCTGCGGGATCACGTGGGCGCTGCAGATCCAGTTCGGGATCTGGCGGTGCGCCCCGACGGGTACGTTGCAGGCGCCTCCGACGTGTGACCAGTGGAACACCCTGAACACGGACCTGATGAACGATTTCGCTACTCTTCGTTCTGCTTTGTGCTGTTTCATCAATACTCGTCCCAGCAAAACGGTGTTCGTGGACAACTGGGAAATCATCGACAACGGTCCCGAAGGTGGATGTGTCGGTTCTTCCATGACAATCCGGGTTCAGGTAGCCTGAAACCATGGATCACTGGCGCGTGCTGCGGGCACACAAGTCGTATCAGGTCGGCGCCGAGTTCCACGCCGAGACCACGCCGACCCTGCAGGCACTGGCGGACATGGGCTTCCTGAGGAGTCTCGGCACCCAGGCCCCGCCGGTCGCCAACCCGAGGAGGCGCCGTGGCGTCCCGGTTCGTGATGAACGTTCCCGAGACCAGAAGGTTCGCCCAGACGCAGGCGACTCTGCTGGTGGCGAGGACAGCGCGGCAGACTGAGGAAGGCGCCAAGCGGGAGGCGCCGGTACGCAAGCCGAACGAGAACGGCCGTTCCGGTGGACGCCTGCGGGCCTCGATCGGTACCCGGCTGACCGTGACCGTTTACCGGGTCACGGCCCGGGTCGGTTCCCGGCTGAAGTACGCCGAACCCGCCCACCAGGGCGCCAGTTTCCACCGGATCCGGCCCCGCAGGAAACAGTTCCTGTCATTCAAATGGAACAAGGCCGCCCAGTACGGCATCCCGGTGACCAAGCGCGGCATGGTGCAGTTCAAATCGGTCCGCCATCCCGGCATGGACGGCACCCAGTATCTGGTGAAGCCGCTGATCGTGGCGGGCAAGAAGAACGGGTTCCGGGTCACGTTTGTCCGCAGGGTTCGATAAGATCACCCTATGACGGTTTCTCCCACCCCCAAGATCCCTGCGGTCCCCAAGCAGGCCGAGTTCGCTAATGTCGTCATCGCCGGGCGCGACATCACCGTGAAACGTCCCAACGAGGTCCAGGCCACCATGATCCACCGGTCGGGACGCATCGGCCAGGCCGCCGCGGACAAGCTGGAACGCCTGGAGGCCGATAAGGCGGCGAATCAGGCGGACCTGGATGCGGCCCGAGGCGCGGGCATGGACGCCATCTCCGAGATGCTGGACATGATCGAGCGTCTGGTGGCCAGTGCGCAGGACCGGGCGTGGCTGGTGGAGGCCATGAAGAACGGCGACATCGAACTGGGCGACCTCTCCGTGATCACCACCGCTTTCGCACCGGAGGGCAAGCGTGCCACCAAGGCAAGCCGGGTCAAGTGAATCCCAGACGATCCGCCTGTCACCCACCAACGCGGAGCCCCTGGCTTCGCTGTCGGTCTCCAAGGTCCGGGTCCAGGCCGCCGGTCACGTCTGGCTGATCCCGGCCCTGGACGCGGCAGCCTGGCTGCAGGTGCTCCTGGATGAGCAGTTGGACGTGGAGGCCATCTTCCCCGGCTTCTGTGGCCCCGACGTGATCATGGAGGTGAACCGGCTCCTGATCAGCGGGGAACTCACCTCGCAGGACATGGAGGAGATCTTCTTCGACGTGCTCGAAGCGGCCTCGGGGCGCCGGTGGTGGATCACGCTGCGGCTGTGCCGGTTCCTGCGGGCCCAGTGGGATCAGGTCGGCGGGGAGCTGGCGGCACACGGGGTCACCCCGTTCGGGGTGTCACTGTCCTACTGGCTGGACGGTGCCTACGCCACCTGCCTGAGGCTGATCAAGGAAGCCGACCCGAAGAATCTGACCAAGTTCACGGCGCACCTCACGTCCCCGCCACCGGGCCGGGCGAAAGAGGCGTTCGATCTGGAGGCCAACCGTGCCGCTTTCCGCGCGGCAATGAGCCGAGCTAGGTAGTTTACGTCCGATTCTTACCCTATGATGGTTTCGTGGCGACCTTGGGGCAAGCGTATGTGGAGGTTCATGCGGATACGCGTCCATTCGCCAAGGAGCTCAAGAAAGAGATCACCTCGATCCTCAAGAAGCTCGACGTCAACGTCAGTGCCGAGGGCGTGAAGATCGGGGCGTCCCTGGGTAAGGGCGTCAGTGCGGGCCTGAGCAAGGAGACCGACCGTTCCCTGCTGACCTGGCGTGAGCGGTTCGTGGGCTGGGCCCGGCGTACCGGCAGCGAAGGCGGGGACGCGTTCGAGAAGGCTTTCCGGCGCATGGCCACCGGAAACTTCATCCTGTTCCGGGTCATCGGCAACCTCGGTGAACGCCTCATCTCCCTCAGCAAGAGCCTGGTCAAGGTCTTCGGGCTGGTCTTCGACGTGGCCAAAGCCTTCGGCACCCTCACCAAGGCATCCCTCGAACTCGCGTTCGAAGGGATCAAGTTCCTGGTGGGTGCCACCACCGACTTCAGCAAGGTCACCTCCTCCGTCGTGGCCGCCACCATCAACGTGGGCGGAGCCCTGGCCGCCCTGGCCGCCAGTGCCCCCACCGCGGCGGCGGGAATCATCGCGGCCACGGTCGCCGCGGTGGCCCTGGTATCGGTCCTGACCGCCCTGGCCGCCGTGCTCGTGGTCGTCGCGGCCCCGTTCGCTGCTCTGCTGGGATTCGCAACGGCCGTCCCCGCCGCCCTGAGCGTGATCCTGGCCATCGTGCTGCCCCTGGTCTTGGCGTTGCACGACCTCGGTGACGCTTTGAAACTGGTGTTCGAACAGGACCCGAAGAAACTGGCCGACGGGCTGAAGAAGCTGTCCCCCACGATGCGTGAACTGGTCATGAACCTGCGCACCGTGGCCCCGATCCTCAAAGACATCCGCGACACCGTGCAGCGCACCTTCTTCGGCCCGATCTTCATGGCCCTGGCCCCTGCGATCAAGTCGATCGCGCCGATCCTGCGGGCCGGGTTGGAGAAGGCGTCCCTGGCGATGGGTGTCTTCGTCGCCAACGCCTTGTCCCTGCTGCAGGATCCCGCGTTCCAGCGGTTCGTGCAGGAACTGTTCCCAACGGTGGCCAGGATGATCGAGACCCTGTCGTTCCCGCTGATCCATCTGATGCAGGCGCTGGCGACAGCGACCACTGCGGCGCTACCGACCCTGGAACTGCTCATCGGCAAATTGGCGGGGTTCATCGACGACTTCGCGACCTGGATCGAGACGACAGTAGCGGATGGCCGGTTCCAGAAGTTCCTGGACGACGCGATCGCCGCCGCCACCGATATCTGGAACCTGATCAAGGCCCTGATCGGCTTGTTCGGACAACTGTTCGCACAGACCGAGGACGGCGGGCGCCGGTTCCTGGAGAAGATCACCGAAGCGATCAACAAGTTCACCGCGTGGCTGAAGAGTCCCGACGGACGGGCCGCCCTGCAGCAGGCAGTGGTCCTGGCCCTGGCGTTCGCGGAGGCATTCAGCATCGCACTGAGCACAATCAAAGTCATCGTGACCCAGTTGTCCCGGGCCGTGTCCCTGGCCACCGCACTACTGAAAGCACTGGGGGTCATCAACGAGGAAGGCGTCACCCGGACCGGCACCTCCCTGGCCCACACGAACCTGCCCGGCTACTCCGGTGGCGGCGTGGTCCCCTACAACCAGGTCGCCATGGTCCACCAGGGCGAACCGATCCTGGACCCGGCCAACAGCGACGCCCGCAACCGCGGCATCCTCGCCGATGCTGGGATGCTGGACCTGCTCAACCAGCCGTCCGTCGTCAACGTCTATATCGCCGGTGACAAGCTGTACGAGCACATCGACTACCGGATCAGCAGCAACAACCAGAGCAACGCCAGGTCCATGGCTCACGGGCCGCGAGGGGGACGCTGATGCCCGCCGTTTCCGCCGCCGTCCTCCCGGTACCCGGCTACGTGATCGTCGAAGGCAACTTCGCGGACGTGTCCGGCGCAGTATACGGCTGCATCGAGCGGGTCGACTGCCTCACCGGTGAACGGTTCCCGCTGCGCCCCTACGTGTCCTACAGCACCGACGGCTGCCTGGCATTGTCCTGCGGCCAGGGAATCTGGTGGGACACCGAGGCGCCGCTGGACCGATGCGTCTACTACTGCGGCACCGCGATGAACGCGGCCGGGGAGACCATCACGCAACCGGCACCTTTCCTGCTGTATGACACATTCACCCGGGTCTCTGTGGCCAGCTGGGGAACGGCCACCTCGGGACAGGTGTACGTCAACTCGGGAGGCGCGGCGGCCGATCACTCGGTCACCGGCACTCGGGGGCAGATGGCCACGGTCAGCGTCGCCACCGACTACATAGCGTCGCTGCCGATGACGACACCCAACGCCGACGGGATGGTGACCGCGTTCCCGGCCGCCCTGGCCCTCACGGCCACCACGGAAATGCACCTCTGGCTGCGCTCCGACGGGACAACGGCCAACGGGTACCGGCTGGTGAGCCAGATGGCGACCAGCGGCAACGTAAACATCTTCCTTCAGCGCGTGGTTGCCGGTGTCATCACGACCCTCGCCACCCAGTCCGCAGTAATGACCTACAACGCCACCACGCTAATGGGGATGCGCCTGCGCGCCTGGGGCAACCAGCTCAGCGCCATGGTGTGGGACAACACGGGGCCCATGCCCGCCAACTTCCAGGTCACCGCCACCGACAGCACTTTCACTGCGCCCGGAAGATTGAACCTGGTCGCCCGGCGCGGGGCGGGCAACACGAACGGCACCATCAATTTCCAATGGGACAACCTGTTCGTCACCGATGTCTGCGCGGACCTGGTACCGGTGCAAGCGTGCAGCCAGGAGGTGGTGGTACCTTCCGGCGGCTGCTTCCGCCTCGGGGACCCAGTGCGCCCCTGCAACGATCAGGTGGTCTGCCTCGCCGACGAGGGGGACTGCGTCCCGAACCAGGGCATCTTCTTCGGCTCCATGGACACTGAGGCGTACGACGACAACTCGGCCCAACTGCTCCCGGTCAACGCCCGGCGCCCCATCGTAGTGTCCCGGCAGCGCCGCGACGTGCGGTCCCTGCTGAACCTAGTCACCGCGACCTTCCCGGACCGTGACGCCGTCCTGGCCCTCAACGAACCCGGCAGCCCGCTGCTGTGGCGGGGACCCGCCGACTACGGGATCCCGGACCGTTACATGGCGGTCCTGGACCTCACCGTGGACCGCAGCTTCTCCGACCACCGGCAGCAGCCGCGGGTGGTCCGGATGCCCCACGTCGCGGTGGACGCTCCGGTCGGCCCGACCCAGGGCATCTGCGGCGCCCGGGTGGAGGACCTGTGTGACCGGTTCGCCACCTGGGACGCCATGACCGCGGGTGGTCTGACATGGGCGGACCTGCTGCGCGGCAGGGCGGGCACTGGGGTCGTGTTCAGTCCGGCCACCTGGGCCGACGTCAACGCGGACTTCGCGAACTGGACCGCCCTCAACGCCAACGAGTCCGACTGGGACGACGCATGGCAAGGTTTTCCGTAATGGATACTTCGTTGATGGTCAAATTCTGGGAGCGAGTGGAAATCTCGGCGCCAGATTCATGCTGGCTTTGGCGCGGATACCTGTACTCAAATGGATATGGGCGCTTCTATGCAAGGGGTAAAAGATTCCTCGCGCATCGATGGATTCTGGAATCCATGCTAGGCGTCCCCCTGGGTAAGGACCAGTTCGTCTGCCACAGATGTGACAATCCAGCTTGCGTAAATCCTACCCATTTGTTCATCGGCAGCCAGTTGGAAAATATGAGAGATTGCATAGCGAAGGGTAGATTTAGGAACGGAAACGCAGGCAGAGTATATCCACTGAGGAAAGAATGCAAATTGGGTCATGAAATGACCGCAGGCAACACGAAGGTAACTAGCGCAAAGCGGCTCTGCAGAACCTGCTTCAATGCGGCAAGACGTAATAGACGTGCACGGCAGAAACTGGCGATCCTATGCTAAGCGGCGGCACAGACGGTCTTTACCGCAGGGCCCTGGCGGCCCCGCACACCGAGTACGTCCGGGTCGACGTCCTGGATGCCAGCGGCAACCTGCTCCCGCTTCCCCGCGGCTCCGAAGCGTCCACCGGCGGCCTGAAGTTCCTGCCCGGTTCCGGGGTCACCGCCAGCCTGAACTCCCAGGTGTCGCGGACCATGACCCTCATGGTTGATGAGTCCCTGTATCCCGAGACCATTAACGGGATCCTGGCACCCTACGGCAACCGGCTGGCCGCGTACCGCGGGATCCAGTTCGCCGACGGCTCCCGCTACTCCTGGCAGGTGTTCACCGGCCGCATCCAGCAGGCTGTCCTGGCCCCCACCGGTACCGTGGTGGTCCCGGCCAGTGACCGGACCTGGGAAGTGGCCGAAGCCGGGTTCGTGGTGCCCCAGAACTCGCAGGCCGGGAACACGGTGACCGGGGAGTTCCAGCGCCTCGTGTCCGACGCGTTGCCGGATGCAGTATTCGGCGTCTCGGACACGTTCGCCCAGACGGTGCCCCAGTTGTCGTGGGAGTCGGACCGGGCCGGGGCCATCGAGGAGATGGCCACCACCGTGGGGGCCTTCTGGTACGCCCTGGCCGATAGTTCCTTCGTGATCCGCAAGTATCCCTGGACGGTGGCCGGGACACCGGTGGTGACCCTGTCCGACGGTGAAGGCGGGGTCCTGGTGGCCAGCCCGAGTCGCAGCCGCGAGGACGTGTGGAACGACGTGACGGCGATCGGGGAGCGCGCCGACGGGACCCTCCCGGTCCTGGCCCGGGTGTCGGACAACAATCCGGCGTCCCCGACCTACGTGCTGGGACCGTTCGGGCGCAGGCACAAGACGATCCGGTTGCAGACCCCGCAGACGCAGGGGTCGGTGTTCACTGCGGCCAGTGACTATCTGCGCCGCAGTGTGGCCCTGTCGGAGACGTGGCAGTGGGAGCAGCCGCCAGACGCGTCGCTGGAATTGGGAGATATTGCCTCCTTGAATGCTTTTGGGCGAACTGGGATCATTCAGGTGGTGGCTTCATTCGCGATGCCGCTGGATGTGGGGGCGAGGATGACGGTGCAGGCGCACGCCCAGGTGATCGGGGGACTGCAGTGACGTTCCCTGAGACGATCACCGGGAAGCTGCCGTCCGACAACGAGCTGGTCATCGGCACCGTCGTGTCCGGCAACCCGTTCGTGGTCAACGCCCGCGGCCAGGACCTGGAGGGTGTGGGGCGGCTGCGTGACGCCGGATTCAACACCGGTGACCCGGTGGCCCTGCTGCGGGAAAGGGCAACCTGGCTGGCCCTGGGCGCCATCATCGGCCCGGGAGTCACCGGACTGGGACTGACCTCTCTGCAGATGTCGGCCTCCAACGCGAACCTGGGCCTGACCGCCGTGGAACAGGACGTCCCGAACACGACCCTCACATTCACCACCACGGCACCCGCGGCCGTCGTGATGGGGATCTGGTTCGCCGATTACCAGGCGATCGCCGCGAACGCGGCCACCGGTACCACGATGCTGCGCCTCGACGGGGTCACCCTGGCGTCACCGGCGGCTATCTGGCGCAGTGACGTGATCAACTACCGGGCCACCACCGGCAACGCCGACCTGCGCACCGTGACACCGGGCAGCCACACCGCGATCCTGCGGGCCAACCGGGCCGGTGGCGCCGACGGCACACTGCAGCTCAACTCCCTGCACACCACCCTGATCCTGGCGGTGTTCCAGTGACCACCTGCACCCCGATCTACATGCTGCCCTACCAGATCGGTTCCGACGCGCCCTGCGACGCCTCGGACGTCTGGTGCGACTTCACCAATGCACTGGTGGCCCTGATGGACGGGTTCGAAGACGCCCTGGACCGCACGGCCCGGACCATCCCGATCGCCAAGGTGTCCTCGTCGGTCAGTTACGTCTGGGGCCTGTCCGGCTTCGTGTACGACACGGAAGAAGTCGACACGGACTCCATGGTGGACCTGACGATCAGCAGCAACGCCACCATCGCCCGCAACGGCAAGTTCGCGGTCGTCGGATACATGGAGGAAACCGGCGGCGTGGGCGCCAACGTGTTCGGCCTGTCGACGAGGCGCAACTTCTTCACCATCGCCGGGCAGACGGACCGCCACGGCGGCAGTGCCCTCGGTGCACACCCGATGGACATCGTCACCATCGAGCCGCGGACCGCGGTGGACCCGACGGCACCGAACTGGGTGGCCGGGGACGTGGCGGACACGTACCCGAACTTCGTCAGCAGCCAGGTCGGCACGATCTCCCGGTCCGAACTGACCGTCTACTGGTTCGGAGACCCCTCGTGACCACTGAGGTGAAGTACGGCCTGTCGTGCCTGGACGCCACCGATCCGGGGGCGGTGGCCCTGTACATGCAGCGCCAGGCCCTCGCGATCGAGGCGCAACTGGGCGCCCAGCAGGACGAGTTCAACGGGTTCCTGCACGCCCCCACCGCGATCGTCGCCACCAACGTGGCCCAGGTCATGCTGGCCGGGGCTGCCACCGTCGGCATCCTCGGATCCGGTGGCCAACTGGCCACCGTGTTCAGCAACTACACGTTCACGGACTTCGTGCCCACCGGCGCCACGTTCGCCACCGGCAACGTCTCGATCCCCGACGACGAGGGCGCCTGGTGGCATGCCGGATGCTACGTGTCGATGGTGGCCGCCGGTGCGATCACGGCCCTGAGCCTACGTCAGATCATCCTGCAGGTCACCTCATACGTGACCCCGAGCGGCATCAACGGCGGCACCACGTTCGGCTGTAACCGCTTCGACTCCTCGACCGCGGGGGAACACCTGATGACCGAGGGCACCTTCTACGTCCCGGCCGGTTCGGAAACGTTCCTGTCGGTGTTCCTGCAGCACCAGAACGCCGCCAGCAACGTCAACATTCCCATCGGTGCCACGATCTGGTTGACCCGGCTCGGCTCCGGCGATCTCATCGGGAGCCTGTGATGCCCGGATCCACGCCCCGGTACGCCATCCCATATCCCTGCATGGGGGAGGCGATCAACGCTGCCACGTTCGCCAGTTTCGCCACAGCTGTGGAGGCCGCGGTCTCCGGTGTGGACGTGTTGCGGACCTTGTCGCTGAACCGGGATTCGGCCCTGGTGGCGGCATCGGTGGGGACGAACGTGGCGGTGGGCGTGGCTACGACGATCACCTACGACACGGAGCAGTGGGATGTCGGGGGCCTGGCGAACCTGGGTGTCAGCAACGACCGGCTGACGATCCAGCGCAACGGTGTCTACATGTTCCGGTTCGGGTCCAACAGCGAGGTGGCCGCGACCACGATGACCTCCTGCGCGGTGATCATCACCAAGAACGCGGTCGCGTTCGCCGAGCGCAAACAGGACATCACGGCTGGCACCTCGACGCATGGCGTTCAAGCATCGGCAATGTCGTCCTGTGTCGCCGGGGACATCATCCGGGTCCAGTACCTGTGGACCGGCACGGGTGGCCCGCTGGCGATCACGGCCCGACTAGGTGCGCGTCTGGTGACGTTGCCGTGACCGGGGACGCAGGAAGGGCCACAGCATGCCGACGATCATGCTCATGGCGAACCCGAGGCGGGCCATGCAGTCCAGAGCCGCGTACAGATGATAGTCCATACATCGATGATTACACGGCAGCGCAAATCGGAGGCCGGTCATGAGTATCCCGTCACCCAATCAGGGGATCCCCGAGCAGCAGGGCGGGGACCCGGCGAACCTGCCCAGCGCCCAGGCGGCCTGGGACGGGGTCATGGAGAACCGCCTCGCCCAGCGGTACGCCAGCGAAGCCGACCGGACCGCCCGCAACCCGGCGCCGAACGAGGGCGAGATCAGTCACCTGCTGGACGTGGACCGGTACGAGGTCTTCGATAGCGCCAACTGGATCTCCCTGTATCGGCGCAGCCTGTACGCCTTGATCCGCAAAACCGCGGATCAGACGGTCAACAACAGCACGGTGCTGGTCAACGACACCCAGTTCGTGGTGCCGCTGCCGACCGCGGGCATCTTCCAGTGGCACCACCTGGTCTTCTGTGACACGGATGCGACGGCCGACATCAAGTTCGCCTACACGATCCCCGCAGGCGCCACGATGCGCTGGGGCGCCATCGGCCCGGCGACGACAGCCGTGGCCGGTATCGGTGACGGCAACTTCAACTCGGTGACCGCGTCAGGTACCGCGAACGCCTACGGTTCCGGCACGGTTCCCGTGGTGTCGATCTACGGGGAGATCACGATGGGCGGTACGGCCGGGAACCTGCAGTTCCAATTCGCCCAGAACGTCGCGGTTGTGGCGAACACCACCGTCAACACCCGGTCACGCCTGGAGATATGGAGGTTCAGCTAAGTGGCATGAAGCGGGGCAAATGGCCTATGATCTCTGAAAGAGATTATTGGAGGCCACGTGGCACCCGAGGCCATTGGCGCAGTCATTGCCTCCTCGCTGTCCGGTATCGCTGGTCTGATTCTCGCCTGGTCAGGGTTACGAAGGACACGCAATACCCAGCTACGAGAGGACCTACAAACATGCTGGGAAGAACACCAACGGGCGCGATCCCGTTTCCTTGGCGCCCTGGTACACATCGGGCGCCTGGAGGATCTGCTAGCCATCAACCGGATCCGCATTCCGGCCCGGCCTCCCAGCCTGGATCCCGGTCTCACCGATGCGCCCAGCAGCGAATGGCATCCTCGGCACGCTGCCGCCTGATCGCCGGGCTGACAGTCTCCGCGGTCAGCGTCGCCATCCTGATCGCCGTGATCCTGGTGGTGACCTGGTGAACCGGGTCGCTGGCGGGATCCTGCAACTGTTCAACCAGGCCGACCGGATCGCCCCGACCCGCGGCCGGGAATCCGACGGCGCCTTCCCGTCGCCGGAACACCACCAGCAGAACCCGGGTTCCGACCACGAGCCCCACCAGGTGGCGTGGACCACGGACCTGATCTGCACCGCGGGTGACTACACCCATGACCCGGCCCGCGGCTTCGACGCCGACAAACTAGCCGAACAGCTACGCCTGGGCCGGGACCCGCGGATCAAGTACGTGATCCGGCGGCAGCGGATGTTCTCGTCCTACCCGGCCCACGGTGTCCCGGCCTGGACGTGGCGCGACTATGCTGGCACCTATCACGGGGATCATGTCCACGTGTCGCTTATCGACGGCGTGATCTGCAACAACCGGACCCCTTGGAGGATCGACATGACCCTGGAACTTGACGCCGACCCGGACTTCACGGCCCTGAAGTACCGGATGGACAGCGTGGTCCAGATGGCCGATCCCATCAACCTGCACGTCAAGGGCCCCGACGGCAAGGACCGGCTGGAGGAGAACAAGCTGGCCCGGGAACTGCGGGGGATCACCGAATCACTACGGCTACTGGGTCTGGCCGTCGGCTCCCTGACCGCGCAGGTTCAGGAGATCCGTGCGGTCCTGGCGGCCACACCGGACCACGACTGCGGCGAGCTCCATGCGGAGACCGTCAAGCAGGGGGTCTACGAGGCGTTCGCCGAGGGGTTCGGGCCCCGTGCCGTGTCATAGGCGCTACACCTGGGAGCACCGCCCCGCGGACCGTGGCGACGCCAGGGAACTGGCGGAGCAGGCCCTGTGCTCCCTGATGCGGGTCTGCGCCACGAAGCCGCAGTTCTTCTCCGAGCCGACAGTGACCGGCAGCCTGTACGGGATTCTGCGGTTCTCGGTGACGATCAGCAGCAAAGACCAGTGGCGGGTACGCTGGCGGGCCAGGAAACTTCTCGCCGACATACAACTGGCGACCTCGGTACCTCTTAGACTGATCTCGGAAGTCTCGGTCCTGCGCCGGGAGCCGCACAACCATCCGAACAGGGGTGCCCGATGGCGCGCACGATCCTCAGGGTCATCCACCAGGACCGGTTCACCCTCATCTCCAGTGTGACCACGCCGCCGGTGGCGATGGACGTGGCCAACGGCAACATCTGCGGCAACGACGGCTACACGGAGCTGGAGCTGACGTTGACCGGTGGCGTGGCCCGGACCGTCACTGTCGACATCCCGGGCGGCGTGGACCTGGACCTGGTGGCCCCGGACCGCATCTACTCGCTCCCCGCCAACGGTATCTACCGTGCCGGGCCTTTCCCGGTGTCGGTGTACGGGGCGGAGCTGCTGTTGAATGCGTCCGGGGCCGGTGTCGCTATCCGGGTGTTCAGTCTCCGGGGTTGACGGACGGGATGAGCTTGCCGAGGGTCTTCAGGGCCCGCTCATACGAGTCGACCTTGGCCCTCAGCTCCTTGTTCTCCGCCTTCAGGGCGTCCATCTTGTCGGTGTTGTTGCGCCGGAGCAGGATCCGGTCCCGCTGAGCCATCAGCGCATTGATGTCGGCGTCGGCGTCCATCAGGCGGCCCAGGATCTGCTCCAGGGTCCAGTCCTTGAACGGTACGCGCCGCAGGTCGGGGGTGATCTCGTGGACTTTCCAGTGGCCGCTGATGATCGCCCCGCTGCTCTCGCCCGTGAAGGTGCAGTCCTCCCAGGTGCACCCGTACCGGACGCTGCCGTCGGCCAGTTGCAGTACGACGGCCTTCTTGAAGACGACCTCCGCGCCACCCACGTTCGGGGTCTCGGACAGCGGGGAACGGGCGGGCTTGAGGTCCACCACGTCGACCCCGTCGACCTGGGCGAACTTCGCCGCCAGGCGCTCAGCATCGTTCATTTCGTTCACTTCTTCTCCTCCATCAGATGCAAACGCTGCCGCAGCAGCGTCCCTCCATCAACCGTGGGGACCAGCATGCGGCCCCCGAGAGCCCGGGCCGGGCCCTCTTTGAGTAACTGGCTGTCCTGCAGCCACCGGGTCACACCGGTGACGGTCTCTATCGTCCCGGCCGACGTGAGGAGGTAGTCCTCCCCACGCCTGCGCCACACCTTGCCGGGGGTCTTGGCGGCCAGCAGCACATGGAACCGCCGGTCCGTGAAAGCGGGATCGTCGGGGGTCACAGCCATTCCCACGGCTCCAGCAGTCCCCGGACCTCCCGGCAGTCTTCGCGGATGCACTCCTTGAAGTCCCCGGCACCTTCGTTCCAGTGCGAGTGGTGCCCGTGGGCCTGGACGCCGCGCTGCTTGATGTGGTCCAGCAGTGCCTCGATGGTCCCCGCCCTGATCGCGATGCTGACGTTGCCGTTGTCGTCCCTGGGGATCATCAGTCCACCGCCAATCCGGCCAGCCGGAGCAGTTCCAGGCCGTCCGGCAGGTACAGGAACCGCCCGTCCCAGCCGGTCCTGAAGATTTTGCTGGCGCCTGGTTTCAGCATGGTGCCGGGGAACGACTGCAGCCCTTCGGCGGCATGGGCCAGGCATCTGCCTGGATGGAAGGCCCGGCCCGGCAGGGTGCTCCCGTCGTCGAACCAGGCCGCGAAGTTCTCCGGACCGGCCATCATCCTCAGGGCGTCGTAGGTTCCGCTGGCCATCAGCATCCACCACCGGTGCATGGTCCTTTTACCCACTCCGGGTGGCTTGACGACGCAGACGCCCACGGCGGCTCCGGCTTCGACCCGTTCCTTCTCGGTCTGCCGCAGGAACTCGGAGTAGTTGAGCCCCTTGTCAGCTTTGACCTCGACCACGAGTTTCGACTGCCCCGAGTTGACGTCGCCGCGGTCCTTGGCTCCGTTGGTCTTGCGCCTATCGGCGTTGGGCCATCCGCGTTTGCTCATGTACTCCACGACCCAGGTTTCGGCTTCTGCGCCGATCCTTCCGGACTTGTTGACCATCAGCCGACCACTTTCATGATCTTGGTCTGGTAGGGACCGGCGACCCCGGGCTCCCGGGCCACCAGGGTCCGCCAGTCCAGCTCCAGGGTCGGCTCCGCGGGAACCATGTACGCCATCGCCAGGTCCGGGTGGTCCTTCAGGAACTGGGCGTGGGCGAACTGGTCACGGGGCTCGTAGGTGACCGCGTCCCGGCCGTCGATGGTGCCCAGAGCCGAGCCTCCCATAGCCAGGGCGATCTCCCGCTCCAGGCGCTTGACGTAGTCCTCCCATTCCTTGAGGTTGCGCCGGTACTCCCGGACCCGCTCCCGCGCGTTGCGGTAGTTGTCGATCTTCTCCCGGATGACGGTGAGATCGGCCGGGGGCTTCGTTGCCGTAGCGGTATGAGTCATCGATCTTCCTTTTCGAACAGTTCCATCTGATCCACCATCACCGCGGTACTGCGGGGACGCATCGGCTTACCTCGGTCCACGCACTGCTCACACAGGGTCTTGCTGATGGGCGCCCCGGTCATCGAGAGCCCGCGGTAGACGTGCCATCCCCGCGCTCGGGCCCTGGCGGTCGTGATGTCCCCGACATCCGGGTAGCGAGCTGGACAAGTGTCACAAACAAGATCATTGGGGCTCTCCGGGCGCTTCACCCTAACAGTTTAGGGCAATAGCCGCCTCGATGCCCTGGGTCGCATATACCTCGTACCAGTGATCCAGCGTCACCTTCAACTGGGCCCTCAGGGCGTACCCGCTGACCGATCCCGGCCGGTCATGGTGACGGCCCCTACGGAAGTAGTGGTCGGCGTACCTGAACCACCGGTCTGGGAACTGCGGTGTCGGCAGGTCCGCCAGGAGCAGAAGGAACTTCTTCATCGTGGATACCTTTCCAAGTAGCGATCTACCAGCCCCGCGGGCTGGACATTAACGGGAGCAACAGGGCCGCCACATGCCTGGACGTAGTCGACTCCGATGAGCCAGTCGATCTGCTTACTGACGTCCCGGGAGCACACCCGGCACCAGGAATACCAGCAATTGCGCAGCCAGCTCCACCGCCAGGCCACGTGACCGGCGGCCACGTGCCGCAGTTCCCGGTCCCGGGCCAGCGACAGGCGCCTCACGCCAGCACCCCCGACCGGAAACCCAAGGTCACCAGGTGGTAACAGTTGAGGGCCCCCATCTTCTGCTTGGCCGTAATCCGGTAGCCTTTCACCGTGTGAATGCTGATGTGCAGAGTCTCGGCGATCCTGCGGTTGTCGTATCCTTCGGCTATCAGTCTCAAGACGTCGATCTCCCGCGGGCACAGGTCGGTCACGACTCCAGTCCCTTCGCGAACAGTTCGATGAACTTGACGACCCCGTTCACGGCGCCGGTCACCGTCTGGTTTCCTTTCACCAGCTCCGGGAAAGCCGTGTGGGGGATGTCTTCCAGTTGCACCAGCAGGGCGGCCACAGTGCCGCGTTCCACCATCGCCCGTCGATCCAAGGACAAAACGATCCCGCCACGCTCCAGGGTCTCCCACAGGTCCCAGCCGTTGCGGCGGGCCATGGCTTCGAGCCGGATGCATTCGGCCCGGGTCTGGTCATCGAGCATTGGTCACCAGGTCCATGAGTCGCCAGCGCAGAGCCTGGCGCTGAATGGTCTGCAGATCCGCGACGATGCCGGTGAGGTCGTAGTCCACCTGTTCCGGGTCAAGGAATCCAGGCTCCTGCAGGAAGTGCTGCAGCTTGGCGATCTCCTCCGCCACGGCCCCCAACCCTCTGACGACGGTGCCCCGGGCTGCCTGGGCTTGACTGGCAGCGAACCGGATGGCAGGTTCCATATGAGCCTCCCCTAGTTACTTCGGCTAGTGGCCAAATAGTAGCTAGGGGAGGGGGTCGTGTCAACTAGGCATCTACTTGGCCTTCTTGCCTTTCACGTTCACCCTGGACGAGATGTGGAAGCCGCCGCCCTCAGGGCAATCGTAGATGTTGAGGGCAGGTGCCCCGCGGTTCGTCTGACGCCACAGCACCTGAGTGATGGCCTTGTCCTGGGTCGCGAACTTCCGCTTCCCGCAACCACACTTAGGTGCCCTGGGCCTCGTCGGCCTCCCCGGCATCCCACACCCCCGCACCCCGCATCCTGGCCTCCAGGTGCGCCTCCAGCCGGGAGTAGACGGTCTCCAGGTGGCGCTCATCCTTGTCGAGGAGCCCGGCGACCAGAGCCGCCTGGGTGGTGTGGACGGCGCCGTCGGTGCCCACGGCCATGACCTGGAGGATATCGTGATGCCCCCCGGGATAGATGAGGGTGCCCTGTTCTTCGTCATAGTGGAAGTTCAGCTCCTGCCGACAGGGCAGGCGTTCGATCTTCGTCATGACTCGTATCCTTTCGGGATCATGAGTTCGGCCAGATCCTGTCCACCGGTATCCCCAGGGACTCGGCGTACTCGGCGCACTGCCTGGCGCCTTTGGATGCGGGGTCCATGAACGCGATGACCTGGTCGAGGCCGCCTTCCCGCAGCATCGTGTCGATCATGTTCTTGTTCCGGATGGGACCGGCGGCAAGGCCCTGGGTCGCCCAGTCGGCATAGAAGACCCGCAGCAGTACCGGAGCCGTGACCGCCCAGTCGCGAACGAAGAGGTCCCCCCCGGTGGGGCAGTCCCCGACCCCCACTTCCAGGCCGGTGCGCTGCATGGCGCAGTAGTCCTGCAACCGCTGCATCCGGTTCCACACGACCCGCGGGTGCGCCCAGTGCCGATAGCTGGTGACGACGACCCTCATGGCAACTCCGGGGGATTCTTCCGACGGTCACAGCCCTCGATGTGTTCCAAGGCGTCGGTGATCATGTCCCGAAGTTCATGCGCCGTGTCGTAATCCAGGGTGAAGCCATACGTGGCGCGGTTCCCGCCTATTTCCACCCTGATCTCACGTTTCTCGCCATCGGCAGCGACACCTGGATCCCATTTCATCCCTGCACCCACCTTTTCAGCTCCGGGGCCCAGAACTCCTTGCGACCGCAAATGGCCCCCGCAGAAAACCCGGCGGTTGCCGGTTCGTCGGGGCCGAACTTGCTCCGGAACCCGGCGGCCCGTTCCGCCCGGATATATTCCTCCCGGGTGACCAGGGACATCGGTTGCCCAGACACCCCCAGCCAGTACCGCTGCTCCCGGAGCGGTTCCCCGCGGATCACATCCGCCTCCGTCATCATTCGATCCCCGTTCACCTCACCGCCACCCCCACCGCCAGGATGATGGTCGCTGCCGCGAGCCCCAGGGCCGCGATCACCGTGGCGCATCCCAGCAGGGACCGTAGGGTTGACCGCGGCTCGCTGCGGTCCTTGGCCAATTGGAACAGCGGCTGCGTCGGCTCCCGCAGGGCGCCGTTGAGTGGACCCCAGTCGCCGGTCACGGCTCACCGTCCCACGGTTTCCGGTTGGTGACGGTGAGGATGCCAAGGTCCCTCAACCGCTGGATGAGGACCGGTGACACCAGCAACGCTTTCGCGCCGTGGCTGCCGATGATCTCCAGCGTGAAATCTGGATTGTTGACCACGTGGACGATCGCCTTATCCAATTCGATACTCGTCGGTTCCTTCATATTCCTTCGTCACCTCACGCCAATCGTAAATGCTCAGATATGTCAGTACATGCACCAGGTTGCGGGCATCCAGGTGCGTGTAGCGTCCCGACAGGAACCCGCCCATCGAGTCCCGGTGGATCCCGATCCGCTTGGACAAGGAGTAGACGTTCTCGCCCTCCTCGCCCATCCGGGTCAGCAGCAGCAGGCGCAGCAGATCCCAGTCGATGTGGTACGCGGTCACCGCAGGTTCTCCTCGATCAGGTAGTCCCGGATGTCGTACCTGCCCATCCACAGCATCCAGCGGAACGCATGGTCCGCGGTGATCATCGCGGGACGCTGGTCCGCGGACCTCAGATGCAACTGCACCGTGGCCAGCGGGATCCCGGTCTGCAGGGAGATCACCCGGGTCGACCGCAGCCGGTGCTGCCTGGACCGGCGGTGCCTCGCAACATCGTCGAGCAACTGGACCACGTCGATGACCGGATCCTGAGGTATCCTCACGCATCCTCCCCGATGATCTCTTCCGGATGGTCGAACAGGTACGCCCGGGCCAGACCCCTGACAGCATGCAGCGCCAAGGCTCGAACCAGAGGCTCGGGCATCTTGTCCAGAAGGGCGTCGGCCACATCCCCGTTGAAACAGTTCTCCACGCAATCATGCGGATACCGGAGGTGGTCGCGCACCTCCAGGGTCACCAGGTCGCCGACAAGATCCTGAATCCTGGCTCCCTCCTGCTCCATGGCCGCCTGCGTGGCTGGGTCGTCACCTAGCTCCCACCAGTAGGTCTCGCTCACCGGCCGCCCCCCAGCGCCACGGCCTGCAGGCGACCGGGATCCAGGTCAGCCAGCCGCGCCGCCTCGCTCAACCCGTGACCCGCCACCGCGGCCTTCGCTGCCGCGGACCGGATGGCCGCAACCATGCCCATGGCCTCGCGCAGCTCGTCCTGCAGCACCCCGGCCGCCTGGACGCGTGTGGCATCGTCGACCCCTTCCAGTTCCTGGATCACCCTGACCAGGCTGTCCCTCATGATGGCTCCTTGAAGATGTAGACCCGATTGAACTCGCGGTAGTACACGGCGGTGTAGCCTTCAGCCACCCGGTACCAGCCGTCCACCAGCGCCTCGGTGGCCTCCTTGTCGCGGGCCATCTCCCCCTTGATCCGGGCCACCGCCAGGATCGTGTCGCAGATGAAAGCCGCCGCCCCGACCGCCAGGGCCACCCGGATCAGGGTGTCGGGCCACTCCAGCCACCGGGAGGCCGCAGCGACCCCGGCGGAGATGAACGTCAGTTCCCACAGCAGCGAAGACTCCTCGATCCGCCGCATCCAGTTCCATACCTGGCTGCCGGTCACAGCCCCTCTCCCTTCCTCAGTTCCTCGCGGGCTCGCAGCAACTTGACCTCACTGACCAGCCGGGCCAAGGCGTCCAACGGGACGTTGATCCCTTCCAGGTCGTCGATCTCCTGGAGCGGAACCCCGTCGACCACGCTGAGCGAATACTCGATGATCTCCAGGTCGTCGTGCTCCAGGAACGAGTCACCGGCTTCCCGGGCGCGGGCGAACATCTCAACCCGCTCGCTCAGGTGCCGCCGCATACACCAGTACCCGTGCAGCAGGTCTTCGAACGCCTCCTCGCGCTGGTCCTCGTTGAGCCGGGACCAGGCTAGCTTCATCACGTCAACGTTAGTACACATTTCCTCCGTCGCATCACCGGCGTGCCATAGCTCCTGCTCTGCCTGGTTCACGGCACCGAAGAGCCCGTTGGGGGCCTGCGCCATCATCGCCAGGACCTCGAATCCTGCCACTCCACTCATCCTCCTATTCTCTACCACCCCCTCCCCCCGTGTCAATTAGCACCACCGGCCACCGACGTATCCCAGCCTCCTAGGACACCCCAGGAGACTTGAGTCCCCCAGGCTCAA